CTTTTTTTTTTTTTTTCTTCTCTCCTAGAAATACGCGTAAGTGTATGCGCGCGCGCGTGTTACGTGAAACGTGCCACACCCCCCACCTATTAGAACTCGTAAGCCGTGACCCGTAGCGTTGTCTGAGATCGAGACACGTTTTACGCCGTTTTTTTCGCTAAACCCATATCACGTAACACGTTACACGAAAAATTGGTCTTTTTATGTCGATAACCTCGCGCATTTCAAAATATATAAATTATATCTATATATGTCTATTTTTTGACTACCCTAGAAGATACTGTGTAGATACTGTATAGATACTTTTTACCCACTATAGTAGACATTTTTCTTGACAAAAGACACGTTGCATGCTATACTTTACAAAAAGGAGGTGGTCAGTATGGCAAAATATCACAAGTTTTACGTTCCTCAAGACCTGTGGGATCTAATTGTGGAGCAATCAGCCCATGTCCCGGGCACAACTGTACGGGAACTGGCGAAGCAACACCTGCGAAATGGAGTGTTCGGCACGGATGACGCTGCACTTAAATCTAGCAGAAAAAAAATATCTAAAACTATCTCTACAGAAAAAAAGAGATATAGAAAGGTATGGGTTCCGACAGATTATGGTGAAGGGTACTGGATTAAAGAGAGCGTTGATCCTGACAAATTTTTTAATTGGATCAGGCAGATCATGATCTCAGGCGTCCGGTGTAACTCTGTAACGTTCGTTCAGCAGGCGCTTGAAGGAACACTGTACTATGAAGATGAGGAAGTGCCCGATGAGGACGTTATCTACCCAGGCGACACAGCTTTTAACGTTGTACGCGAAATGGAAGAGCTGGAGGCGCCAACGACTATTAACGCTAAGTTTGGTAAGCTTCCGCGCGATGCTAAGGCGTTTAGCGACGTTTACGAGCTGCCTAAGCTAGAAGGGATGGTGGTGAAATAAAATGGACCGTGACAAGGCAATACAGGCGATTTCAGGCATAATTAGGCGTAACTTTGGCATGTTTGCCTCTAGTTTGCCTACCAGAATGACAGCAATCAACATATATGAGGAGGTGATAAATGGACGTAAGAATGCTAAAAAACAAGGTTCTCCTAAAACAGCACAAAAGGGAGGAAAAGACAGCAGGAGGGATAATTCTCCCAGAGGATAGGCAGCTTAAGGATGAACCCGTGGCACGTGTCATAGCTGTCGGAGAGGACGTTAAAGCGTTCTCAGAGGGCGATGACGTGGTCTTTGGCACATATGCCGGGACACGTGTCACGATAGATGGTGAAGAGTGCCTTATATTAAGGGAAGAGGACGTTTTAGGGGTATTTCAATGATCCGCTATAATTCGGGGTTTATGTCTGTCTCAGAAACAGCCACTTTACTGGGCATCTCCAGACAAGCCGTGCGTAAGGCAATAGCACAGAATAGGCTGGATGCCTACCTCATTGGCACGCAATATGCCGTTAAGATAAAGGACGCTATAGACTTCGGGTTTGATCGGTATCATAAAAAGTATAAATAGTTCTTGACTTTTAGGCAAAAGTGTGCTCATAATGATGTATGAGTGTGTCTAAGACAATACGGGACAAGTATATACAATACCGGACAAACCCGGACAACGACGACTCTCCTGACTCATATTTTTGCTCTGCAAACGGGTTTGCTCTCGACGAGCTTAAGAAGCTTTTGCGCGAGGACGCCCACATATTTAAGGATATATTACAAGCGCGCCGGGCTAAGTATTCCGGCATGATGTTAAAGATAGATGACGCAATGTTTAGAGCCGCCAAGAGTGGAGACACCAAGGCGGCTGATCTTTTATATAGGCGGTTTGATGGATGGAACCCGAAGATAGTGGAGGAGAACAACCACTTCTATAACTTCACGGATCTCGTGAAACGGGCTGCTAAGAAGGTCAAACCAAGTAAATCTGTCCAGAAAAGAGTGATCCCTGATGACGGAACAGATTAGTGACGATCAAGCCAGAGATGTTATGGCGATGTATCAGAACGATCCTGTCGCGTTTCTACGGGATATACTGGGTGTGGAGCCGTGGTCTAAACAGGAAGAGATCATCAAGTCTGTGCGAGATAACGCTAACACATGTGTCGCTTCCGGACACGGGGTTGGAAAAACATTTATATCGGCTTGTACTGCACTATGGTTCCTCTGTACGCACTATGGATCACGCGTTATTACAACCGCGCCAACTAATCGGCAGGTGGAAAGTATCCTCTGGGCGGAAATTTGGAGCCTCTACAAAAACGCTAAAGTTCCTTTGGGAGGACGACTGCTCAAAACCAGTCTTAACCTCGAAGAAAAATGGTTTGCTCTTGGGCTATCTACCGACGATCCAGATAGATTTCAAGGGCACCATGCCGAGCACTTGCTTCTCATCATGGATGAAGCTCCCGGCGTGGACCCGAAAATCTATGAAGCCGCACAAGGTATTCTGACGCAGACGCACTCAAAATGTTTGTTAATAGGTAACCCGACATCACCCTCGGGTCCGTTCTTTAATTATTTTAATAATAAGCTGTGGAATAGCTTTCACATCAGTTGTTACGACTCGCCAGCAATCAGGGAGCCAGAGAAATTCCCTGCTCTGACTACCATGAAATGGATCGAGGAACGTAAGGAGGAGTGGGGAGAGTTTTCCCCAATGTTCATCTCGCGTGTCAAAGGTGAATTTCCCATGGAAGGGGAAGACACGTTGATCCCTCTAAACTGGTGTGAAAGAGCCGTAGCACGCTGGCACAAGAACAAAGACGCTAAACGCGTCACGGAACATGTGTATCTTGGCTTAGACGTAGCTCGTTATGGAACCAATAAAACGGTCCTCACCAGTTATACGCCTCCGCGCGTTACCCTCATTAAAGCTATCCAGAATAAATCTACCACAGCAGCAGCAAACTTGGTTATTAGCGAAGCTGTTTCAGCCGGAGCAAAGTTCCAGCAAGTCACGATTGACGATACTGGGATAGGCGGTGGGGCGACTGACCGGTTACGTGACATTAACTATCCCGTCATCGCGATCAATTTCTCCCAGAAGCCTTCCGATCCATTCCATTTCAGGTTGATAAGAGATGAAATGTATTGGCATCTTCGTGAGTTGTTTAGAAGCGACGAGATCGAGATACCGCCGAATGAAGCTCTGATAGCGCAGTTATCTGCTATTAAATACAAGATTAATGCCCGCAATGGTCGCATCGAGATCGAGACTAAAGATGAGATGAAGAAGCGCGGGCTCCCTAGTCCTGATGAAATGGACAGCCTTGCGATCGCAGTCCACGGAGCAAGGAGAAGCCGAGGATCAAGCGCTTACAGGGGGAAAATCAGGACGGGACGTTATAAACCGGCAGACATAGTGTATTATTAAGGAGAAGACACCATGCCTAAAGGAACAAAAGTAGAGAGATGTTACACAAAATTGAAGAAAACAAAAGGTAAAGCAAGCGCGGCTAGAATTTGCCAAGCTTCAACAGGGCAGTCCTTGAAAACAGGAAAGCCACCTAAAAAGAAGAGGTGAGACATGGAAGGAAGTATTAAGCAAGCTCGAAAAGGGTTACGACCACCGGTAAAGGAGTATCCGAAACCTACTCCGCCTCCAGTACAACAGCAAAAAACGTCTGGAGCAAAGCCTAAGTCAATGACCAGTGGAAAATGTAAAGGCGCTACACCCTGGCTAAAATAGGAGATATTCATGGCAGAACAAGATAACATCAACCAAGATGAATTCTTCGACGGTGTAGAGCCACAAAACGAACCTGACGAAAACATAGGCGCTTCCGACGAGACTAACTTTTTTAATCCTTTGTTATTACGGTTGGAGAAAGAGGATCAGGATAAGTTAGTTAAGATTATCAAAGAAGATTATGATAATGGAATGCGCGCACGTGAGAAGGGCGATTGGGGAACGAACCGTTACGGAGCTGGAGTGGACTTCGACGAGAAATTCGCTGACTTGATACGTTTGTATGAAGGAGCTGACGAAGTTCGTCCTGAACGTTGGATGTGCGGACGTTCTCTTAAAATTGCGCAAGCTATTGTTGAAATGCTCGTCGCTAGATTACTTCCTGCGATATGGAGTGAGGACCTGATTCGTTGGCGTGCAGTAGAGCCGACGGATAAAGAACGTGTTGAAGCAGTTAATAAAATTATGGAATGGGTCTTTAATACGTGGATGAAGATTGAACAGAATATCTATGACATCGTTCGTTCATGTATCATGATGGGAACAACTTTCGTTGAACCGTTTTGGGAAGTTAAGAAAAAAGATTTTGACGAGATAGAGAAAACTCCCGTCGTCGATGAGGCTGGACAACCGCTTCTCGACGAGAAAACAGGTGAGCCACTTGTCGTCGAGCAAAAGATGTTACGCGTTCATGAAAAACCGGCTATACGAGTTATTCCTATTACGCGTGTTATCACTCAGCCGGGATGCACAGATATTCAAAAAGAGCCGGTTATAAAAGTTGAAGATTTTTATTACCACGAGCTTGAACAATTACAAAAAGAAGGGTTGATGGAAAATGTTGACGACAAGCTAAAACATGCCGTTGACAAAACATTGATAAGCAAGTTTGGTGAAGAGCTATCAAAAGCTGAAAACATTGACGACATTTATGCAAAAAGACGCGCACATGTCGTCGAGACATTGATATGGTACGGTAATTATGACGCTGACAAAGACGGTTTCCCAGAAGAGATTTGCTGCACGATAGCGCTAAAAGAAGAACTATATTTAAGAGCATTTAAGACGGTAAAGGTAAATAGAAAAGGTGAACGACCAATTCGTCAAATTAATTTTATCGATCGCATTCATAAGCTTCTTGGAATTGGTGTCTTGGAACAAGTCAAACCGTTGGCGGAGGAAATAGATGCCGTCTTCAGACAAATCCAAGATGCTAATACGCTCTCGATCCTTAAATGGGGATTTTATGATCCTAATTCAGATTACTCCCCCGACGAGCACGTCGCCAAACCAAGAGCCATGTATCCGGTTACAAATCCATCGCAAAATGTCTTCTTCCCCGACATGCAAATCCCCACCGAAAGACTCTTAAACGCGATTCGGCTTGTGCTAGAGTTTGTGGAGAGATTAACTGCAGCGTCAAGTTTTGTTATGGGTAAGGAAGGTAATTTCTCCGGAGGTTCCGGTACCGCGACTAAAACAGCAGCGATCGTTTCATCTGCGGAGGTTCGTTTTAATCTCCCCACTGCGAATATGCGAAGAGGTCTAGGTACTGTCCTAACTGATATTTTTGATCTGTGTCATCTCAATATGCCCCCAGGACTTGAGAGACGTATATTAGGAGAAGATAGCCAGCCTATATTTGAAACTTCAGATGAAGTAAAAGCGGCGTTCGCTCAGGAAATGGACGCTTATTTACTTCCTAACGCGTCGTTTGGAGATATAGGAACTGAGCGTGAGCTGGCTATCATGCTTTATGATAAATTTGTGTTAGGCGGGAATCCGTTTGTTGTTGGGAACCCTACTAAACTATATAAAGCAACCGCAGCAGTATTCAAAGCATTCAAAGAAGACCCGAGCGAGTGGCTTGGGACTGGACCATCCGAAAAACCAACAAATGATCCTAGCGAAGAGCACACCTATATGAGAGAAGGCGTGGTTATTCATGCTGAGCCTCAAGAGAATCACTTAGAGCATTTGATGGTACATAATCAGGCAATTAATTCGCCTGATATTTTACTATGGTCTAAAGAGATGGTTGAGATGCTTCGTGTGCACATGCAGGAGCATGAGCAGATGATGTCGTTGATAATGCAATTCCAAAGCGGTCAAGGAGGAGGAAATCTTGGAAACCAAGACGAAGGTGGAACAGTTGGCAGAGGAAAAGCAGCTAATGGAGGAAGCGCTGCTCCAACTGCGGGACAACCCGGTGCTACAGGAAGCGCTGCGCCGGCTGCAGAAGTTGCGAGCAATCAAGCGCAAGGGACAACACTCGGCACTCCAAAGCTCGGATAGTCAGCGAATCGCGCTGCTAGAGGCTGAAATAAGCGGAATTGATGAGATTTTTAAAATTTTAGACGGGTTTCAGGTCACTGTTGACAAGATGCCCGCTCAAACAACCGATGGGACGCCCACTCCTATCTTTAAGTACTAACGTGGAGGAGAAACATTATGAGTAAACAAGAAGAAGAAGAGAAAATAGTAGACCCAGCTTTGGATGAGGATATTGGCGATCCTTTAGATCCAGCTGAAGATGATGTTGAGATCGACCTAGAAGAAAACGAAGAGGAAGAGGAAAAAATAAGTCCTGATAATAAAGCATTCGCCGAGATGCGTATTGAGAATCGGGATTTAAAAAACACAGTTGAAGAGCTAAAAAGAACAGTAGAGCAGTTAAATCAGGCGCCTTCTACTGTCCAACAACCTGTTCAGCAGCAAACAGTCGCGTCTGATGACCCTAGGAATTGGACGGAAGAGCAATGGGATCAATTAGCTAAGCAGGATTGGAAGAAGGCAGTTGACTTACGCTCATCTATTCAAGCAGAAGATAAGTATAAAGAACAGAAAATGTCTTCTGAATTTTCTAGAGTTCAGGAAGAGTCCAAGGCAAGAGTTCTTGAACGCCATCCTGAATTGAATGATCCAAATAGTGAAAAGGCGAAAATATATAGAAATATTGTTGTGGCAAATCCCGAATATACCGTCCAGAAAAAAGGACCTCTATCTGCTATGTACGAGATGGAGGATTACATGGAAAAGCACATGGGGTATAAAAGGGAAGAGATCGTGAAAGCTGAACGAACAGCTCGCGAAGAAGAAGCAGCGCGTCATAGTCGAGTAGCATTAACCTCTACTGCGGGCAGACATTCCGAGGCAGGAGGATCGAAGATTACGCTCACTAAAGATGAAGTGGACTTTTGTAATCTTCAAGGAATTGACCCTAAAACATACGCGGCTAATAAAAAGAAGTTGGCTGCATCAGGTAGAGGAGGTATCCAATTATGACAGACTCAAATAAATATAGAGCCAAAAAAAAGGCTGAACAACTTTCCCAAGAATCACCGGAGACCAAACCGGTGGAGGAGCCTACGGCAGCTCCTCAAGAGACGAACTCTGACCCTAAACAGGTCCAAGTTCTGTCAAACCAAGATACTCAGATTTCTGACTTAGTAAAAGAGCAGCCTAAGAGTATTTCGGAGATAGAATCAGCGGAGTCGCGTCCAATGAATATTCTTGAGTTGCCAGAAGAATGTGCAAAGCTTCACAAAAAGAAGTATCGCTTTAGATGGTTAGCCAAAACAAGGCACCTTGAAGCAAAGCTACGCACAAGTATTTGGTCATTGTGTACCAGAGAAAATTCTCCTTATATCAAACCAGGACGCTTTAAAGCGCACGGAGCAGTTGAGCAAGCTGGCATGTTACTAGCGTTCACTACCGAGAAATTGGGAGCAGAACGTGAAGCAGCTCCAGCTAAGAAGAGCGCTAATCTTGTAAAGCATTATACCGAGGATTTGCCAACACGGGAAGCCGAGGGATTTTACAAGCCTAAAGATCTTGGGGATAAAGATGAAGGAGGAGAAGGTTTTGAAATGGAGTATTAATTTAAGGAGGAGTAACCAATGGCTAACACAGATTTTCCAAGAGGTCTACAGCCGTACGGAAATCTCCTGCAGGTAACTGAATATAAGCTGTCTTCAGCATATGCTCAGGATCTTTTTATTTGGGATCCGGTAGTAGTTAACGGTACTGATCGCAATGTCATTATTGCGACGGCAGGTACGGGGAATGCTATTACAGGAAGTATCGTAGGTATCTACGACTCAAATAAAGTTCCTTTGCAGTACTGGGACAGTGGACATTCTGGGGTTGGGTACGTGCTTGTAGCAGACGATCCACGCCAGTTATTCATTGCCCAAGGAGATGGTGATACTTCTTATCTGGACATCAATGATTGCAACGGTAACATTAATTTAGTTTCAGGTTCAGGAAGTACTGTGAACTATCTTAGTGGTTGGGAACTTGATGACTCAGATACTGGAGGTAACACCGCTGGGGATCAGATTCGTCTTCTTAGACCGAATCAGGTTTCAGGGAACACAGTAGGGATCGCAAATTGCGATTGGCTGTGTAGAATTAATAATCATACTGCTAATGCCGGAATCGTCGGTGTAGGCGTTTAAAGGAGATATAAATGAATAGATCACAATTCAACAAATCAGTAGTACCCGGTTTGTTCTCCTTCATGACGTCCTCGTTTCAGTCAAGACCTGCATTTTGGTCTAAAGTAACGACGGTTAAGTCATCCCGGAGAGCATATGAGGAATCGGCTTACTATTCTGGTTTAGGGCTATTGCCTGAAAAGCCGGAAGGTGAGAAAATTGTCTACGATGATTTCATCCAAGGTCCTACCAAGAGATGGACGCATGCAACTTATGCACTTGGTGTAAGGATTACGGAAGAGATGATCGAGGACGCGTTGTATCCTGACATCCCTACAGAGATGTCTGATATGACTAAAGAGTTAGGTCACTCTGCAAAAGAGACCATTGAGGTTTTAGTCCATGATATTTACAATGGAACATCTAAAACCGCGGGTGATGGCGTTGCTGTCTTTAGTGCGTCTCACACTAAATTAGGTGGTGGGACATGGTCCAACCTCCTTAACCCAGCTGCAGACCTAGCTGTTGCTTCATTGCGTACAGCTATCACTGAGATGGAGAACACAACTGATGATAGAAGCAAGCAACAGGTTGTAAAACCTAAATATATCATGGTTGCTCCTGATGGTGAATGGACTGCTCGGGAAATCCTAAACTCAGCATATGATCCTGAGTCTGCAAATAACGCGATTAACCCTCTGCAAAGTCGTAACTTGCAGTTGATCGTTAATCCTTATTTGACTGATGACGATGCTTGGTTCTTGATCGCAGATAAGAATCCTTTCATCACATTCATGAGACGTAAGGTGAAGTTTGCTAAGGATGGGGATTTTGAAACTGGCGATGCTAAGTTCAAGACCAGCTTCAGAATCAGTACTGAGGTGAACTACCCTCTCGGCGTTTACAAAAGCGCTGGAGCTTAGTAATATATAGAATAGGTGTAAGGTACACCTATCTTACACCTATTCTACACTTGTCACGAGTGGTTTAAGTCCCAGTGCAACTCTGGGAGACAGGAAGGAGAGTTAAAATGGGAGTAACCAAATTTCCATATGGTGTCGGTTATGATAACGATAATAAAATTGATTCAAGTGGTTTGACGATTGGCGGTACAGCTTTAACAGCGACTATTGCTGAATTAAACGCTATGTCTGGGGGCGGACTTTCAGACACAGAGCTTCAAATCCTTGATGGTGCTACTGTGACCACTACAGAGCTGAACAGGCTCGATGACTCTGCAGAGACAGAGACCATTGATTCTGGAGCTGCTGCAGACGCAACAATCTTCCATACCGCTATTGACAACACCACAAGTGGCGCAGGTGCTATCACGCTTGCTGCTCCTGGTGCTGCAATGCTCGGTAAGGTTAAGATTATTGAGATGACAGTTGATAATGGTGATGTTACCTTAGCGTTAACGAACGTTACAGGCGGAAGCGCTGCTACAACTTGTACTTGGTCAGCAGTTGATCAGGCGCTTGTTTTAGTTGGCGGAACAAATAAATGGCATGTAATCGCTGAATCAGGCGTTGCCTTAACCTAATCACAACCCAAGAGGGCTTCTATGGCATATGGAGCACTACAACTTTGGGACTGTGATAGGTGCGGTTTTACATACAATAAGCAAGAATTATCACGCCAGCGGGGGTTATTGCTGTGCAGCGACTGCAGAGACGATACGAAGAAGATCAAAGTTCCGAACATTAAGTGGCTGTCGCCTAGAGATAATAGTACGACAACCACAGCAGTCAACTCCCCTACTGTTTACACAATAACTGCCGCTGGCGGTATAAATGCGTTAAGACAGTCCCGCGAGTATGATAATGAAGGCGGACGACGTATATTTCATATGTACGTTGTAAGTGACGGCGGAGCTATCGATATTACCGCATCTCCTCAAATCGTTGCCGGTCAGCAAGGCGACGTTCTTACCTTACACGGAACTTCAGATACAGATACAATTAAACTTGACGATTCTGATGGTCTTTTAGCTAATACGGATAAGCAAATGATTTTAGCAGATGGGGACACCATAACTTTTGTATATAACGATTTTACTTCAGACCCTTACGGTCAATGGGGCACGGACGAATGGGGTCTTGATTGGGGCGGAATAACCACTGGTTGGGTGGAGACGTCACGATATAAGGGAGGAATATAAATGGGAACGACTACAACCAATTATAATCTATATAAGCCTGACGTCGGTGAAACTGGTTGGGGCGCATCTCGTAACTCCTCCATCGATGTCGTTGACACGACAATGAAGACGAATGAAGATAATATAACAACGAATACTGCGGCTATTGCGCTGAATACAACGCATAGGACTTCCGACGGCACGGACCATGCTAATGTTGTCCTCAATGATACGCATAGAGCTTCTGATGGAACGGACCACGCTAATGTTGTTCTTAATGATACGCATAGAGCTTCTGACGGCACGGACCATGCTAATGTTGTTTTGAATGACACGCATAGAGCGTCTGATGGAACGGACCACTCTGCTGTAGTTTTGAATAATACCCATAGGACAGGCGACGGAAGTGATCACGCGGATGTGGCAACCAACAGCGCTCACGTTGGAACCACACATGATTACGCGTTTATTACAGGGAATGATGGGGCGACAGACGTTACAGCGGCTGAGCTTGAAGAGCTTACGGATGGTTCCGTTACGGCGCTTCATAGTCATGCCGGAGGTGGGATTACGTTGCAAACTGCTTTTGATGCTGGTCAGACGATTACGATAGCTGATACGGATAACCAAACATTGGCTATCACTAATAATGATACGACCAACGACCCAGAAACTGTTACCATTACAAATGCTGGAACTAACCATGCTTTGAATATAACTCAGAGTGGTGATTTAGCTGGTGGTGATTATGGTTTATATGTCTATTCTAACACAGCACAATCAGCGTCTAATTTAGTACGTATTCATTCTGACAATGCAAGTTCCAATCAAGCTGTTGCAGCTATTATCAATGATGGAACTGGGCAAGCTCAATATATAGGACAAGTTGGAAATGGTACAGCAGTAGAAATAGACAATGACGGAACAGGACATGGCTTATATATCCATCAAGATGGAGCATTGGCTTCATCTAAAGCAGGCATAAACCTTTATTCAGCTGCAACGCATGGTGCTGGGAGCTACCTGTTGAACGTTACTGACGATGATCCAAGTTCTAATGCTGGGCACACTACAGCTTTTATACGCGGCGATAGTGCTGGTAAAGTTATGCAGATTCAGCACAACACAACAGTGCTTGCTACAAACCAGCACGTGCTGTATATAGAGAATACTACAGCAGATATTGCGGCGGATGCAGCGACAGTTAAAATTGTTCAGAGCAGCGGTAGTGCGACAGAACCTGTCCTTGAGATAGCAAATTCAGGCTCAGGAGCTGATATTGAAAAAGCATCTGGAAATTTGACTCTTAATGATCCTAATGCAGGTCCATTGACTTTGTCTGAACTTGCCACATCAGGCATTTCTTTCATCATAGATGGAGGAGGCTCTGCGATCACAACAGGTATTAAAGGTGATCTTGAAATACCTTTTGATTGCACAATTCAGCAAGCGACACTTTTGCTTGACCAATCAGCTACGTTTACTCTTGATATCTGGAAAGACACTTATGCTAACTTTCCTCCAACGGTAGCTGATACTATAACGGCTGCAGCCAAGCCAAGCACAAGTGCAGCGACTAAAGACCAAGACTCTACGCTTACAGGATGGACGACATCCGTATCAGCTGGAGATATTATAAGATTCAATGTGGACGCTAACGATAATGCGACACGTGCAACTATTTCATTGAAAGTGATTAAGACATAATGGCTGGATTAGATAGTAATACAAAATTATTGCTTCATTTTGATGGTGCAGATGGGTTAAGAACTGCGTACGCTCATTTTAAATGCAATGACAATGCAGCCAGCACAACTGTGACGGATGATGGGTCAGGTGGGAATAATGGAACTTCATCAACGAATACGAGTAATCTTAGCACGACAGGAAAAGTTAATGAGGCGTTTGATTTAGTCGCAAGCAATTCAGAGTATTTTGAAAGTGCTGGAGCTGGTTCAGGTATTGCAAGCGACACAACAGGATCCCTCTCTTTCTGGGTTTACCCAACTGCAGACGATTCAAATTACTATGTGTCTATCGCAGATAAGAGCGCGTATGAATTCTTATATGTAAGAAGACTTGCTACGAACGATAAGATTGCTGTTCATTGTTATCTTGGTGTAACGAATTCTTGGCAGTGGCAGACGGCAGATAATACCTGTCCTATAAACACATGGACGCACGTTACTGTTGTTCAAAATGGGACAAGTCCTTCTGTGTATATTAATGGTAGTGTTAGTGGTTCTCTTACGACATCAGATGACACCACCACTTGGCTTGCTGATGTGACAGCTGTTGATGCCTTTATTGTAGGAGCTTATTATAATTCTGGATATACTGGATACCCTGATGCAAGAGTAGATGATATTCGGTATTACAAATGGGTATTAACTTCTGATGACGTGTCAACTCTTTACAATGGTGGCGACGGAACAGAAGCAACGCTTATAGAAGACGCTTCTGGAAATCATACAGATATTGTTTCTTACAATACAGCACAACTTGACTCATCTCCTTTTTATACAACAACCGTTGCTTCGTTTAATGGGTCAAGTTCGTATGTTTCAATGGCAGACTCTGCTGATTGGGACTTTGTAGGCAACAATACAGACAGCAAGACTGTTGAATGCTGGTTCAAATTGAAAGCTACAACTTCAGCGACGCTGTTCAGTCATTACGAAGCCAATACTGACCACTGGAGAGTGTTCTATGCTTCTGGTAGTGGCTTTAAGTTCTACTGTGAGCATACTGGAGGCACAGGTTCTATTGACTCTGGGTATGGTGGAACTGTTGACGCTGGTTTATGGCATCATCTTGCTCTTGTTAAAGTGGCTGATGAGTATGCCATCTATATAGATGGACAGCAAGTTAACTATGTACAAGATTCAGATACAGATACTTTTTCTGGCTTGTTCTACATAGGGCAGAAAGGGAACAGCACTGAATGGGTTGATGGCTTCATGTCAGAGATTAGGTATTATGTCGGCAATCCTTTTTCTGCCTCACCAACATCTGGAGAAACAGATACAATAACGGTACCTACGTCACCTCATACATCAGACAGCAATACAAAACTTCTTCTTCATCTTGACAAGAATTTTGATGACGATGGAAACACTGGACATACTATACAAAATTCAAATGTAACTTTTGATAAACCAGGAAGATTTGGGGGAAGTTCATTAGTACTTGATGGAAACAGTGATTATTTAACGCTTCCGGATAGTGCTGATTGGGATATTGGAGCATCGTCGTCCTCTAATTGGGTCGTTGACGGGTGGTTTAACTTCAATTCAGTTGGGGCTAATCAATATTTGATATGCCAATTTGAAGATGGAAATAACACTTGGTCGTTAGTTTACAATACAGGGACAAGTTCACAGTTCGTGTTTGTGTCTGGCGGCGTTGCCAAAATAAATATGGCTGGTCCTGTGTTGTATACGGATAGATGGTACCACTTAGCTGTGTGTAAACTTGGAGAATTATGGGGACTTTATATTGACGGAATTCAGGTTGCTTATGATACTACATCCGACACAGATACTTTCTCAACAATACTTACCATTGGGCGACGACCAGACGGAACAAGATATTTTTCGGGTAACGCTGATGAATTACGAATCCAAAATAGTGATTATTTCAGCTCTGCTCCTCTTCCAGAGCCGTATGCTTGGTATCGCCTTAATGAAGTAAAGACAAGCAATACAAATGTAAGAGATGATGGTAGCGGAGCAAATGATGGTACTGCGTCTACAAACACAACAAATCTTGGTGATACACAGGGTAAAGCTATTGGGCAGTTAGGAACAGCTGGACATACTAATGGAACTGACCCTAATGGAACTACTGAATGTTCTGTTGCAAACGATACGAGTCTTGACTTGAGCTCAAGTACAGACTGGACTATTGAGATGCGGATACAGTGGCACCAGGCTGCTGCTAACTGCTATTGGATGATTGGAAGATGGGATTCCGGTAACAGACAGTGGTTTATGGTTCTGTCTAATGGAACAACTTCCACAGGGTATCTCAGATTTGCCTATACAACAGATGGAAGTTCTAATGTTAACGTTGACTTTGGTAAATCAGCTGGAGATTTTGTTCCTATTCTTGAGAAATGGTATCACATCGCTATGGTCAGAACAGGGGGATACATCTATGCTTATATAGATGGAAAACTCTATGGAACGCCACATTATATAGGCACTACCAATTTCTATGGCGGCTCATCTGCTGTTCGCTTTCCTTCAAGTTTAACAACTTATGGGGCATCAACTCATTGTTCTTTTGAAGAAGTAAGGGTTTCTAAAGGTATTGCTCGGTGGACTGACGAGTTTGATGTGCCGACAACGCAGTATACTTCAGATGCTAACACGTCACTGCTTGTTCACGCAGATGGTTCTATTGTGGATAGCAGCAGCAATGGGCACACAGTAACAACAACAGATGTTGGGTTAGGCGGATATGATTTTAATGGAAGTTCTGAATATATTGAATGTGATGCTCTTTCTGCTGACATAAAAACAGATACTGTTGGTTCTGTATCAATGTGGATAAACCCAGATTCGTCTCATAAAGCAGTTCTTTTTAGCATTGGAGATACTGATGCTGATTCGTATTTTATGATAAGAACGAATTTAACTGGGACAAACTTTGAATTTGCTGTGCGGTCTTCGGCAGGAAATGATGAGTGGAGAGGAACAGCAGGAACAACGACTACATCTTGGCAACATATTGTTTTAGTTCAAGATGGGACCGCGCCTAAATTTTATATTGATGGTGTTGAGAAGACTATTACATTTTCTGCCTCAGCTGATTTAACTGCTTGGATGAATGATGCTACAAACATTGACAATGGAATGATTGGTTGTAGTGATTGGGCAGGGGATGGAAAACTAAACTTCTTCAATGGAATAATGGACGATTTCCGTTATTACCAAGGCGTAGCCTTAACTGCTGATCAAGTTGCCAAGATATATAATGACGGTAATGGCAGAACAGAGCCACAGGATACTATTGATGTACCAACAGAAGAGTATTCTGAAGACGCGGTAGGCTATAGTCAGGGGGTTATCATCGTATGACTGGTAAGGTTATTATCTCGTTTCTTATCTTGGCTATTGCGTTGCTTTGGGTTAAAGTAATGGTATTAGAAGACAATATGTTTAAATTTAATAACGCGATCAAAACATTAGCCGGAGGGTTGATGGAACTCAAAAGAGGAGGGCACTAATGGCTCATATGGGTGTGTATCAATTATGGACGGCAGAAGCCATAGCAACGTCTAGCGCAGTTACATCTGAAGCGATTGATATTGCTAATCTTTCTGCTGCAGCAGTACACGTTACTGCTTTAACCGGAACAACTCCAGACGTAACGTTTACTTATACGCTTAGCAATAGTAAGGAAGGCACATATGTTGCTGGAGATGCTACCATAGGCGCTAACGTAAGCGCGGCTGGTATCTTTGACTTTACTCCGGAAGCTGGGAGATTTATAAAGATCACAGCGACTAACAATAGCGGCGCTAACATTGCTACTTTGACAGCACAGTTAGCCGTCCAAGAAATGACTTAAGGAGGTCGATATGGGTTTTGCTAAAGGACCTCGTGATGAGGTTAAAGAAGAGAAGACCGTAACCATCATTAAAAAGGTCATCCAAGAGCCTAAGTTTGAAGAGGTGCAGATAGCTAAGCCTGTATTCAAAGAGGTGATCGTTGAGAAGCCTGTTATTAAAGAGGTTGAGGTCGTTGTGGAAAAGCCGGTCATCAAGGAAATTGAAAAAGTTGTTCAAGTTCCTAAGTATGTCACAAAGGAAATTGAAGTTCCTAAGGTTAAGACTACTCCGGTTAATGTCACAGATGCAAAGATCGTTGAAAAGATCGTGCATGTTACTCGAGAAGTCCCTAAGATGAAGGAAGTGGAATACGTGGTACGAGTTCCTAAGATCGTGTATGCGGAGACGGTTAAAGAAATAATCGTTCCTGTTCTTAAAGAGAAAGAAGTGATCGTTGAACGACCTAAGTTCTTAGAGAAGGTTGTGGAGTTGATCAAACCTAAATACGTATGTCAAAAATGCGGACATGAGGTGAGATGAGAGCGACCCAGCATACAAAAGAAATAGGCGATTATGATTATTATAACAATTACACGCTCACAAATCTATACGTTGAGCAGGTATTTGGATATTACTTATCGACTATAAACATAACGAACGACTCTACAACAGATTCATGTCAGTTCAGTTATGACGGTGCTACGCTAGCTGGCGAGGTTAAGCCGGGCGAGAGTGTTACGCTTAACGTTAACCAGAAGACGAGCATCTATATTAAGGGAACAGCTGGCGGGGATAATGTTCGAATATGGGGATACGTGAACGTGCGTGCTTCTGCGGTCACGACAACGTTTGTCCCTCTAGGCGTTGTTAATAAGTCTTATGAAGATACGGTGACCGCAGGGAATAGTCCGATAACTATTGACTTTAACGCTGATTCAGGGAGGAACGCTAAGGACGGGTGGATTAACTGTGATGGAGAAGGAGACCTAACTGTTGCATTCTCCCGTGACGGTATAACATTTGGAGACGCGTGGACAATGAAAAAAGGTGAGAATACAGGGTTAAGAAATTTTGATATTGACAGCTTGCGGATCACGCATAGCGGGATAGACTCCGCTTATAGGGTGGTGTTGATCTAATGCCGTTAAAAGGACAAGCAAAAGTGGCGCATCATTCTTGTAATAGTAGTAAGAATGATAAGACTGTCGAGGAGGTGTTGTCTTATCGCGGACTTTAGACCAGCTTTTACGGTTATTGAAGGAGACGTTGATGTTTCATCACAAGCTTCGTCTGTAGCTGTAAGCGGCACACAAACTAGCGTCGGGTATAACACAGAAACAACTGTGCTTACTCTTACGGCTAACGGAACACGGAATTTAACCCACGTTTCCTGTTCCGGAGACGCGTATGCAGAATGGCGGTTATATATCAACACTGTCAAAGTGGAGACGCTTAGGTCAGGCGGAGGATTAGGATACAACGTAGAGTTTACGTGGAGAAATCCTATCTCATTGACCACAGGGACTGTTGTAGATGTGAAAGTAATTCATTACTATAACGGTGAAACAGCAGACTTTAACGCAACAGCATATGGATTCTAAATATGGCAGATCTACCTGTCCCTCAAAATTGGTTAGTTAGCCCTGATGCTGCTATCGAAGAAAAATGGAGGCAGATTCAAATTCAGGAGAGAAAATCTCGGATTGTTCGACACCAGCAGGACATCGAGGACCTTAAGAATGGTAAAATAAAAGAGCTGGAGATAAAAATAACGATGCTAGAAAAAGAGATACGGCATCTTGAAGAAAAACAACCGGTTGATGTACAGCCTTAAAAGGAGGTAGCCATGGCAGATGGAAGTTATCCCGGCTTAGTCTCCCGTACAAGAGACGTTAACTCCGCTAGTAATGTAATTTTTACTCAACTTGCGGACAATGGAGGTAATGCAGTAACGGTTACTGGAAACAAGCTCGACGTTAACGCAACTGTTAACTTAGAGAATTCATACGTGGACGATAGCGCTTTTACTATCGGAACGGATGAGGTAGCCGCCAGCGGTTATTTAGCAGACGAGACTGCTCCTGATTCAGTAGATGAAGGAGATATAGGTCTTGCTAGGATGACCCTGGACAGGAAGCAGTTGATGGTTATAACTGATGGTTCGACGGATGCAAATAGATTGGGTATTGATGCCAGTGGATACATCACAAGCAATATCAATGGAACTGTTACGATCGATGCTAATAGTTCAGATGTCACTGTTGATAATGCAGGCGGTGCTTCTGCTGTAAACATTCAGGATGGCGGTAATTCAATAACCATTGATGGTACTTTAACAGGTATCACAAATGATGTAAACATCGCTGACGGAGGAAACGTTATCTCTGTTGATGATGCCGGCGGGTCTATTACGGTCGACGGTTCTGTGACTGTATCGGCAACTGACTTGGATATTAGAGATTTGTCTGATTCCACAGACAGTGTGTCTATTGGTGATGGAACAGATACCCTTGGTATCAACACCGATGGATCAATTAACGTTAACATCGTGTCTGCGGTGATCACAGGTGAAGTGCATGATTTTGATCAAGGTAGTGCTATTGCGTCTGATGGTACGTCTAATCATGATTATGCAACAGCGAATACTACTTTCTTACTCAAATCAGTTATTGTATCTGGAAGTGGTAACGTTAAGTTTGAAGTTCAAACAGGTCCTGTTGCTTCTTTAGCAACGGTAGCCGTTGGGTTTTTGAATGGGCGTCAAGGAGATACGAAGCAAATCTTCTTTGATCCACCTGTTGAAGTTCCAGCGACTTCTACTGGTACTACACGTGTCATTAGAACAAACCGTCAAGGGGCAGCAACGGATGTGTATTCAACAATAATTGGTACTGATATTTAATCAGTCCTAACTAGAAAGGGTGGAAGCAATGTCGAATAATCGTTTACCTAAGAAAAAGAAGCAAGTTCGAGATGTTAAATCAGACACAGTAGAACCTGCGAAAAGACAGATAGAGATTAGGACAGGCAATGTTTCCACCCTTACTATTCAACTATTGAACGCGATCAATGAGAATTTGGTTGTGCTTATAGAGGAAGTGAAGAATGGCAGACTTAAATGATTTAACCCAGAACGTCAATATCTGGGACGATGCAAAGAGCAAAGCGGTTGATGTCATAACAGAGGCAGGCTATGACAGGCTTGCTGTTCAGGCACAGATAGAGGGCGGCTCATTTAGCTTAAAGCCTTTTGTTCCTGTTGTGACCTTTAATGCTACAGGAACTTCCTTGACAACCTCGTGGACAACAATACTTAATTATACAGGCGGCGAGGGGAGGCTTGACTTTATCTCTGTATCGACAGGAACATCTAATTATAAAGTAAGATTGACGATTGATGGGTCAGAAATATTTGATATTGAAATGGATGACCTTAACGCTCTCGGATTAACCAATGCTGTAAATGTCAATATATGGGCAGAGACTGCTTTGAAGAACTTCAGGTATAGACCACTTGCACCAACGGACTTTACCTCAAGTCTTAAAGTAGAACTTGCTATGACAACAGGAACAGGAACAGCCTACTGGCTCATTAACTATAGGACACAATCATGATAAACCAAGAAAAAACATTTGATGCTGAGGCAATCCGAGATACAAGTTCACATAATGGTTCAGTGGTTTATAACGGAGATTTCGTAATTAAATCTCTCATTGTTGAAAACGGGTTGAACCAGGCAGTGACATTTCAGTGTCAAGGTTCAGCACATTCTGACTTCAGCAATGTGTTTAATATAGGCTCGTCGTGGGATGTCTCGGCAAGCACAAACTTATTTCAAACATGCGACAGTTATATCCCTTATTGGCGTATTGTTGCACAGTGCAGCACTGTTCCGACGAGTGGAACTTTAACTGTTATTATATTGGGGGTGTCGTCATAATGGGAACTTTAGACCAACCAACAGGAACAAATGTAACACGCAAGATTAAGATTATTGATACAACTGGATATACTCCATCACAGCTTGAGACAGCGTATAACACCAACTATGGGCAGAAGGGTTGGAGAATTATTCAGGTTGTTGCTCTCGGCAGCAAGAACTATGTTATTGCGGAAAAAGAAGAATGATAAGGACGTGTGACAAGTGTGGAGAGGCAGACGAGTATAGTGACGGATACCAGACACACATTTGCACGAATTGTAGGAGTTTAATTCCAGCGTTGAGGAAAACAGATGGGATACATACCAGCGGAGCAGACAGTAGCGATAATAGAAGCGACAAAGGACAAACCTAATTATTGGTGGTTATTAATAATAGGAGTTGTGCCAGTTGTTGTCGGTTGCTTTGTCAAATTTGTCCTGGATAAAAAAAAATAAAAGAATTCAGGAAACAGTTTGAACAAGGTAAACCAACGCACAATATAGACTAATGGGACGACCAAGGAAAAAACCTATGAATGGAGACAGCAAGATTATCTATGATGCAGTGGCTTCTATTCAAAAAGACATCACTGCTCTTTCAGGTGCTGTCGCTACGAATACGGCTAAGGTTGATGAACGACACGAATCAAATCTCAGGGCGTTAGAGAACATGTCAGGGGATGTAACCATAATACGATCGCAACTTCAAAACCTTCCTTGTGGAGAGACCAAGGCTAAGATTGATGCGAACGAGAAAAATATAGGTAGATTATGGAAGTTTACAGTAGGAGGGGTTCTTTTAATAATCGCTGGAGCAGCGGTTAAGATATGGCTGTTATAGACGTAGACCGTCATATACTGTCTCAGATAATTATGCTTCAAACGAAGATAAAATTACTGTCGGCGAAGTATGACATAGAGTGGCAGAGGGTAATTGAGGTAAGAGATAAGACAGACGCTCTTTTATTTAGTGAGGCTACTCCGCCTATATCAGAGTTTAAAACCCTTAGGAATAAAATATTTAGGGCGACGCGGCAATGCCAGAAATACGCTAATGAGATAGCTGGAATGATATATAAACAAGAAGCATTACTGTTACACTTAGTCGGCGAGATAAAGTGCGCTGACACGAAAAAAGGAAGAGAAACTGATGGCAATAACATGGACTAAAAATTGGTCAGCGTCTGATGACGGTGTGATCCTCAAAGGGTCTGATCTCAAGAACATTCAGGACGATGTCAGCTCTGGCATCGAAGGGAATGCTACGACTATTCAAGACGTCCCTGTCGAAGCGCCTGTTGCAGGTGATGACGGTAAAGCATTGTACTATGATCATGCAGGGGGGAAGTTTGATTATATCACTATCATTCCTTCCGGATTGATCCTTATGTGGAGCGGTTCTGTGGCAACCATCCCTAGCGGTTGGGTTATATGTGACGGCAATAACGGCACGCCTGACCTTACAGATAGATTCGTTATACATGCAGATGCAGATGCTGCTGGAACAAATAACGTTGGAGATACCGGCGGAGCTTCAACGCACACTCACGGAGCTGGGTCGTATAATGTGGATAAGGACACTTTCTTCGGGCAACGAGACTTTGTAGAAGGGTATATTGCCGTCTCTGAAGATGCTGGCGAAGGTAAGGCACCTAGATCTAATTCTGACTTTACGGTTTCAGGAACTTCTGCGAGCGGTGATAATGTTCCTAAGTATTACGCATTGGCATATATAATGAAAACCTAAAGGAGGAAGCATAATGGAAAATAAACTATGGTACACAAGTAAGACGCTGTGGGTTAATGTTATAGCCATTGCTGGAGTTATTTCAAGCAACGTATTCGGCTACACGATCTCTGCTGAGATGGCTGTGTCCATCTTATCTGCGATCAACATATTCCTACGGTTCATTACAGGCAAACCTATTGTTTGGGAAAAGTAAGGAGGAAGTGGAATGAGAAAGTGGTTATTAATTGCGTTACTAGTTCTAGCAGTTGGAATCGTTGGATGTGCTAAAGAAGCCGAGGCAAAGTGTGGTCCAAAGAAAGACGTTTGCGACACACCGCTCGGGTCAATTCTTAACAAATGCGTGAAGCACCCTTCACCAGATAAAGAGCTTATGCCTATTGGCGTTGGGCTTGACTTGATTCTGCTAGAATCTGACGTTGAAGACATTACTTATAAGATTACATTAGAATACAAGTATGATGTACGCAATAGCGAACAGCAAATGTATGGCGTTGTCACGTTGAAACTTGCTGATATTATTGCGAAAGTTAAGGGAGAATAACTATGGCTGTACCTCTTGCCGAGCGGATAATGAAAGTTGTTGAAGAAGGGTTAGGGCTCTGGAAGACCTTCATTGCCACTCGGCAAGAGGCGTATGAGCGCAAGCAGGACAAGAATCAAGTTAAAGCTATTGAAGCTGCGGAGAAAGGGTTCTTTGCTATGGATGCTCTGCTCAATAAACTGAACTTGGATGAAAAAGAATTTAGGAAAGATTTGAAGTTGATTGCAAGGTACCGTAAACATTTCTTTCATTATCATTAAGGAGTCATTATGGGGTGGATAATTTTACTCACGCTGGTAGCAACATACGTCTCAGCTTCTCTATATAGAATGGGAGGATGTAGCTCGACTGATTTGTTGCTTGAATATGGATGGGTTCCGGCTCCTATTCGTAATCTACCTAAGAAGCGGGACGTGGGATGTGGCATAGTAACAGGGCTTACTATGTGGATGATCCTCAGCTTCATAGGTGTAAGCAGTCCTTGGTGGATATACCTAATTACATTTGGAATACTTTGGGGAGCACTTAGCACGTATCACGATACAATGTTTTACAACTGGATGAAACCAGATGATAACTTCTGGCTGCACGGGTTCTTTTGCGGACTAGCTTATATATTCTTCGGTATTCATACTGGTTTATGGTTAATGTTAGGGATTAGAGTCGCTGTAATTGCCATATTTATGGGAGTTTGGTGTCACATACTTTTCAGTGACGCATGGTGGGAAGAGAACGGTAGAGGGGGCATACTCCCTCTCTCTTTGTTATTGTTATTGATATAGGCGGCGTTTAACACAATGTCGTAACCCAACTGACAAGCCGTAAGGCACTATACCATCGGACACTTGTCACTTGCGCCGCCTTTAATTTAAGGAGAACCAAATGGGAATCATTAAAAGTACAACCACATCGACGGGAATCATACCGTTCACTGAGCTGTATGAACGTCTTCTTAATTTAGGACGAATTGATTCTCCCAACAATATCGATTTCGCTAAAGGGTTGATCAATGATTCTTACACACGGACGTTACCTAGAGTTGAAGACTGGGACATACTCATTAAGGAAGCTAACCTCGTTATGATCCCTACGTACACAACAGGAACGGTGTCGTGTACGGTAGGGAGCACGTCGCTTACAGGAAGTGGGACAACGTTTACCTCTGCAATGACCGCAGAAGCTGGGTATAAGATTTATATTCAAGGCAACAGGGACATCTACACGTTTGAGTATGTGTCAGCTACAAGCGGCACAATCTCACCGGCTCTATCAGGACCGACTGACGCGTCCGGTGCTACGTTCAAACTGTTCAAGGATGAGTACGACCTTGCGTCAGACTTTGACAGGTTCCTTAAGAACGGGTCTATTTACGTTAACACAGGAGGACGGAACAGAGACGTCATTAAAGAAGTGCCACGTGACATGTTCCGCGAAGACTTCGTTAACGCAGCGTCAGACCCGATACAGAGGTGTATGCGGACAAGGATCAATGCGACTACCGGTAACCGAATGGTTCGCATCAATCCGTATCCAAAGGAAGCGTATAATTACCCGTACGAATATTTTTATAAAGTAACGCCCATGTCTGACTATAGTGACGGTACGATCAGTGTTACGAACGGATCAACGACCGTTACTGGAACAGACACGCTCTTCTCTAGTAATGTGGCTTCAGGAGAGTACTTGCGCGTCAATGGCACGGGGATCGCGGACTCATCTATATGGTATAAGATAGCGTCTATAACCAGTGACACGGAGCTCGAGCTGGAGTCTAACTATGCTGGTGAGACAGAAGCGTCTTTGGACTATATGATATCACAGGCACCTACTGCGTTTCCGTCAGAGTTTCATGAGTTCATTCTCTATGACGCTCTCTTGATAGAGACAGGTGAACAGGGTGACCCGAATGCTTCAGCGTTTACATTGAGACGTGAAAGCATTCTTACAAGCTTAAAACAAAACTATAAGTCACGTAGGACTAACACGCAATACAGAGTCGGTGACGACGGTATTCGAAGTGGTATGTACGATCGTGACGACGACGTGAGCTACAGGAGATAGTATGGCGATAGGTAAACCTATAAGTACTGTTGCAATAGAAGACCTTGGGGCAACCGGTTGTAACTATGACGAAGACCTGACGTCCCTTAAAGAAGGTGAGTCGCCTAATTCGATAGACATAGAGTTTGATCAGACAGTCGTGCGTAAGCGACCCGGGTACGAGTCGATCACGTCTTCCCTAGGAACAGGGTGGATAGGACGTGGACTGGTGAGTTTTGCCAACGATTCAGGCGTTCAGAAGCTCGTGGCTCATCAGTATCAGAGCGTGTACACGCAGGATAACTTAGGGTCCACGCAAACCGTGATACGTTCTGGAGCACCGAACGTTAACTCGTTCTTCACGACAGCGAACAGATATTTGATACATACGTTTAATGATAACTCGACCGAGTATTATTGGGACGGAGCAACATCGTCAATGCAGATACTCAGTGCAAGTGCTCCGGGGTTCAAGCATGCTATTGAGTCGCAAGGGTATCTCTTAGGCGGAAACATATCGTCGTCCCCATTGCGTGTCTACTATGAGCTGACCTCGTCGATGCTCGGTGGGAGCTATAACGACTTTTTTACTTTATCCGGTGGACGAGATGATGAGATCACAGGCTTCTTTATCCTTAATGGAAGGACGTATGCTAGTACGAAGACAGCTATATTTCGTATTAGCTTTGTTGGGGGCGTCACTGTCTTCGAGTTCAAGAACGTTATTGATACGACGGGCGCGGTTCCTAGGACTGCTCAAACGGTTGTCACGGATGAGTTTGGCGAAGTTGTTCTCTTCCTAGGGTACGACCTTAACATCTATATGTTCGACGGATCGTTCGTGCGCGTTGTCTCAGACAAGTTCAGGAAGGCTAACAACGACACGCCTATCGCTCTTGAGTATATTGACCGTAACCTGATAGAGAACTGTAACGCTGTGTTTGATCCCGTCAAGAGAGTGTACAGATTGTTCGCGACGAAGAAGGGAGACGCGTCAAACGAGTATGCGTTTAACATTGACGTCCGTAATCTAGGGTACTACCCTTACCAGAACATGACGTTCCACTCTACTGCGATCGCGCAGGATGCTGTTGGTAGGCTGTTCTTGGTTGGCTCTGACTACAATGGTAAGATACACAAGCTGTTCACAGAAGTGAACAATGACGATGGTGTTGTCATTGTTGAGAACTACGAAGCTCCGCCTATCTCTAAGGCTATTGAGCGGTACAAGAAGATACAGACCGTTGACTTGAACTTCACTCCGGTCGGTAACCACACGTTGATCTATGAGGACAGGACAGACTTTGACAAGACGTGGAAGAGCCGTGGAGTGATCAATATGTTTGACACGAGAGACAGGTTCCTTAACCAGAACTCCGTGCTGGGAACAACAGCGAAGCTGGGAAGTGACTTGTCTGTCCTAGATGAACGTGTGAATATCCCCGTAACAAATAATATTTATAGGTTTCGGTTACGCACGGGAGGAACTGAAGGGGAGGTATGTAAGTATACAACCGGAACGATTGCCGGATCTGGAGGAGGAACGAGTCTTACCGGTACGGACACGGTGTGGACGTCAGACATGACGTCGGAGAACGGGTGGAAGATATGGGTGAATGACGGTGACCATAAGAATTACGTCTATGATTTTGATTACGTGTCTGCCACATCAGCCACGGTTTCGACCATGACTGGATCGTCTCCGGCGGATGACTTCACAGGTGCGTCGTACGAGTTGTTTAAGACAGGCGATCCAGCATGTGCGAAGGGGTGGGAGCTGTTGAAGATTGACTATAACGTTAAAGCTGGTACTGTAGGGAAGGGAACGAAGATAAGATAATGGCTAAGGTTGGAGATTTTGATCTAACGAAAGAGAGGTTGGAGCTTCAGGAGTTTGCTGAGAGCGTCCGTCTTCTCTTAAATAAAGGGAATATAGAGGTTGAAGTGACTGCGGCTTCAGAGCCTGCGTTTAATGCGCCACAGGAAACTAAGTTTGTGCTCTCTATATTCGGAGCGCAGTACAGATTATATATCAGTTATCTAGGAGATTGGTATTACGTAACACTTACCAAATTATAATTATGGCAATAACATGGACAAAAGATTGGTCAGGATCGGACGACGGAACAATATTAAAAGGTACTGATCTGCAGAATATTCAGCAGGATGTGTCTGCGGAGTTTGCTACGGTGTTAACAACTTCCGATATTGGGGACACAGTACAGGCGTACTCGGCGACCAAAGATTATATATTCTGGGAAAATGAGGCTGTTGCGTACGATAACAATGCAGTCTACATCACATAGGAGGAAACAATGGCTGACCTTAAGGAAAAAGCAGCATCCTTGCTCAGTACGACAACCGTAGCGTTAAACGCAGACGCAAACACAACGCTGTACACTGTCCCTACTGGAAAGAGATGTGTGCTATCACATGCAATTTTAATTGCCGGAGCTGACTGCGGTGGAACAGATGTTAGCATCGGTCAGAACGGCGCTACGACTGACTTCCTAGCGACGACAGACTTGGGTAACATTGACGCTCAGTATGATGCTGCGATCTTGCAGCCTATACCTGCAGCGAACGTGTTACTTAGCAAGTCCTATGCGGCAGGAACGGTTATAGAGATGACAGTTTCTAACAATGCTGGGGGAGCAACTAACACGGTGCTCTTGTACGGCACTCTATATTAAGGAGAGGATAAATGAGACCAAGTGAAGAGTACACAATCCACGTCCTAGATGACGACGAGTTTGATTTACTTCCAGTCGGGCGTCCCAAAGAAGCACTTGGCATGGCAGATTCAAAGCGTAAAATCGCTTGGGTACGTCGAACCAATGTGCGTGACTGGGACATGGAAACGATCAGGCATGAGTTCGACGAGCTTATGTCCAAGACCTCTGCGCATGAGATTGACGGTATACGGTACAAAGGTCTGCTTGCCGCTCTTGGCAACTTCATTAAAGGCGTTATCACAGCGGTTAAAGCAGGCGGAGCTATTAGTGGAGTAGGGAGCACTGCGGCTAAGGCTGGGGTCGCCGTAGGTAAAGGGCTCCTTGCCGGAGGTAAGCTCGCGGCAGGTGCTGCAGCCGCAAAGGGAGCGTCAAATCTTGTTTCCACTGGTAACCCGTTTAAGAGCGGTGCTGCAGTCGCTGCTGAGAAAGCGCGTAACGCGCAGGGACAATTACCCGGCTTTCAGCCTTTGCAGGCGACAACGGCATTTTCTCCGTCACAAGCTAAGGCAAGTGCGCCTAGTCCACTAAGTGAGCTTGAGTTTAATCAAGGATTGTCGAACATTGACAAGAATCGGCTTAGCCAACGATCAAATATCTTTAGTCAGTTCCGTGGTCTAGGGAGTCCGACAGAGAACACAGCGTTCTCTAGAGCACTTTCTAATGTTGAGTCTGGTTATAAGACAACGCGCCAACAGTTCATTGAAGATCAGGAAGAAAGGAAACGCTTAGCAGGGTTCGACTAATGGATGAGTCACAGAAGCAATATTATCATGATATGCTTTCTCGTGGCAGGGGGACGCTTGGAATAAAGGACGGACATCTGGTCGGTATCGTGACGTACTTCGTCGGAGATGACGACGAGAAATATCTCACGTGCCACGTGCCATGGACAGTAGTTGACGACGATCCGAATGGAACGACATTATATATTGACCAGCTGCTGGTATACAAAGGACGCTCAACAGCTGGATACATACATAGAGAATTTACAAAATTGTTAAAGGAATTAAAGCAGAAGTTTCCTAATATAAAACGAGTGAAGTGGGTAAGAGTTGGAGCCCAGTTCCGTAAGCACGGCAAAATTGAAGGAGTCACACATGGCAAAACAATTCACTGTAAAAATATTACCTTCTGAAGACTTCGAGAAGCTGCCATTCAAACGTATTCGGGAGAACCCTGGAAGCGTATTCGGTGCCGCTGATCACAGGACAGGCATTGCCTATGTACGTGACACGGGCTTCGACGAGTTCACAAAGGCTAATATTGAACACGAGCTCGATGAGCTTATGGCGATGACCTCTCCTCATGAGGAGGACGGCATCAGGTATAAAGATTTCAGCCAATCATTCGGTAACTTCGGAAGCAGCATCCCTGTTATCGGTAAGGCAGCCGGTCCTATCCTAGGAGCAGTCGGGCAAGTTCCCGATCTTATTGGTAAAGGGGTTGGCAAGATAGGAAGTTTGTTTGGTGGAGGGGACAAAACTCCGCAGTTTCAATATGATCCGTCTAACGCTATGGGACGCGCGCAACAGTTTGCAGCGTTCCAAGGAGCGCAATCAGGTAGCGCTGTACCGTCTGGGAAGATACCGTTTCAAAAGACGTCTCTGTTAGATAATATCTTTAGCGGTGTTAAGCAAGCTGGTTCATCATTCATGAAAGGACTGGGTGGAGGACAGCCTACTGGTGCACAGCCATCAGCGACGGGACCATCTGTGCCAGGTCCCCAAGGCAATATTTTGGATAATATTTTTACCAACGCTGGTAAAGCTGCTCCAGCTCTAGCTGTGAGCGCTATTGGAGAATTATTCGCGCCTAAAGTTGACAGGGCAGATGTCAGCGGTATCACAGGTCCGTTAAGAGAACGTATTACAGGAGATGCTCTAAGCCCACTATTTCAAGAAGGCGCTGGAGAGATTAGACGTGTACTCTCTGCGCCTATCGATGCGCCACCGGAGGAAGCCTTCACGCGTGGCGATCAACTGATTCAAGAGCAGCTTGATGACGATATAAAATCATTACAGCAGCAGTTCCAAGCATTGAATCCGGGAGCGAACGTAGAGAACAACAGCGCGTTCCTAGAGGAGCGAAGCCGAATGATACGTGACGCTATGGAACGACGTGCTGCGGTCAGAGATGAGATAAGCTTCCAGTTTGAGCGAGAACAGCTGCAGCGCAGGCTACAAGCAACACAGATCGCGTTGAACTTAGACTCGGCACAAACAGCACAGCTCATACAGCTGGCACAGATGGATGCGGAAGCACTTGGAGTTAACTTAGGTCTTGATGCACAAGATGCACGGGACTTTAAATCATTGTTTAGTCAGTTCGGGCAGTTGATGGTTGAGGGACAGGACTTTACCGGTAACACGCCGACCGCTCCTCAACAACAACCAGCTCCGGCAAATGTATAGGAGGATATAATGGGAGCACTATCAACAGGAATTGCAGCCGGAAAATCACTGAGTACTGGTAATGCGATAGGTGATGTGATCAAAGGTATCCTTGAGACAGCACGTGCTAAAGGACTGCTAAACGTACAGGCTCAGGGAAACATCGCGCTGGCTCAAGCGAAAGGACTCGTCGGACAGTCCAAGCCGATCGTACAGGTCGATAAATCTGGTATTGCGAAACCCGTTCTTAACGAATTTGGGGACCCCGCTATAGTATCTAAATCGACACGTGTCATTACTCCTCGGGAAGGGAGGACGGAGTCAGACATAGAGTTTGACAAGATGTTTGCTCAGCGCGTAAGAAATATGGCGGCAAAGCAGGGAAACGTTATTGAAGAGTCCGCTGCTGGCACAGCTACGCCTGTGTCTAATATAGTCACTCAGGGTGCTGGACAAACCCAGTTATCTGATGAAGAAATTATTAACCAATGGCTGGATAGACTAGAGGACCAATAAATGGGATTAAATATAAGTCCTGCAACTGTACAACGGCTCAGAAATCTACAGCAGTCTGAAAAGTTCCAGACGTTTTCCCCAGAGACACAACAACGTGTGAATGAGCTCAGCATGCAGTTTGACGATGAAGGTAACAAGAAGTTCATAACGCGTGAAGACAGATTTCTGGAGAACCCCAGCCTTACAAGTCTCGCTAAGACTGGACTGTTACAGGTGCCTATCCTAGGAAGCTCGCTCTCCGCTAAGACAGAACGCAACGTTAATCCGTTCGGTATTGCTGGAACTATTCAGTCAGGTATGGCTAACGTTCAGAAGAATATAGCAGAACGTCCTCCCGTCGAGATACGTGAGCCTGCCGGACCAGTCACGCCTATAACTCAGTTGACGACAGGGGCACGTGCTCTTGGAGCAAACCTTCTTGACAGTGCTAGTACCATTGTTCCTAGCTTCATGGAAGGAGCTTCTGCGCCACGTGGTGCGGTACAATCCCCGCTTGGTGTTGAGGCAATGAAGGAACGTGACATCTCCGAGTTCATGAGCCCTGAAGACTTACAAGATCTCCAAGAAGGTAAGGGTCTTCCTATACTTAAGGCAACCTTTAAATCAACAGCGAATGATCTGGCTGGGTTGATCAATGACGCAGCACTTGATGCTGGTATGAATGCTATGTGGTTTGGCACGGTACCTGCTATGCGTGCTGGTGCTGTTCGGTTCATGCACCTTCCCATTGGACAACAGTTGGCTAAGGCTGTTAAGGTTGTTGACGCGATCGCAAAGACTGAAGGACCGCTTACAAAGGGATACGCGCAACGGTTCGTGTGGGAGATGAACAATAGCATGCGCAACATGGTGGCGCAAAGTCTTAAGAGCGGCTTGACACGTGCCGCGCAAAAAGGAACTGTCGTCGGTATTGATCCGAAGTATAAAGGATTCTTGTCTGATATATTCCCAGAGTACGCATCTATTGATGGAGTACCAATACAAATCGGTATGGGCGGAGCATCCGCCGGACAGCTCCCGTCTCCTATGGATGTCGCTCCACAAGCCCCGTTGCAAGGACCGATACAATCTCTTCAAGCAGCGTCGCAACCTGTTGGCGGTAAATTACCTCCGTTTGATGAGGTGGCTGCATCGCAGGCAATAGCGGCAATGGCAAACGAGCCCCCCGTCGGTGCTGGAACAGCAGCTCCGCTAGGTACGCCTGCAGCTCCTGTCGGCAAGACCGTTAAGAAGCCTATGATGAAACCCGTTCCTCCGGATCTTGGCATATCGCAGGAGACCTTCAATAAATTTGTAGACATTATGCAGGACGTTCCTCCTGAGCTTGTAGAGATGGTACACAGAGCTAGTAAAAAGTTGAACGAGCCTTTGAATAAAACGTTAGACACGCTTATTGACATAGCCAAAAAAGACCTCGCAGATCCTAACTATAGCAAGAGCACGCCTAAAGAAGAGCTCCCGCAGATAATAAAAGAGCTCGAAAGCATAAAGAAGGCTAATGAATTGGTGACGCAAGAAACAGAAGGAGCGTCTAAAGATTTATTAACACAAATGAAGAGCGATATTGCGGAAATTGCTAAAGATTCAGGTAAGTCTGTTGGACAGGTGATAAACGATCTCATTGCTAAAGGAAAGTCTGACCTTACTAAAGTTCCTGATGGACTAAAACCGGGCGTGCAAAAAATACTGAACAATCTTAAGCAGATTAATAAAGACTTACTTACAGGCAAACTTGCAGAGCAAGACCAGCTTAAAAGTAAAATAGCGGATATGGAAAAGGAAAAAATCATTCCGCAGTTTAAGAAGGGCATAAAAATAAATGCAAAAAAGCGAGGGACATCTTTTGAACAAGAAGTAGCACGTGCTAAACAGGCAGCTATAAAAAAGTATGGTGCGGATAGTGTAAAAGCTAAAAAAATATCGGAACTTTTAGATAGAGCAGTAGCAGAGCTTCAAGCAGAACAGAAGACACCGCTTGAAGAAGGCATGCAGAAGAGCAAACCAATGGCAGTCCCGGACGATATAATGGACCTCCCACAAGCTTTTGATGATTTAGGAGCTATGGATTTAGACGAGCTCAAGGGAACGCTAAAGGCGTTGCAGGACAGTAAAGCTCCGAGCGGTATGATCGACGCTGTTAAGAAGCTCATCGCTGAAAAATCTAAACCGATGACACCGCTTGAAGAAGGCATGCAGAAGAGCATGGAGCACGCTAAAAATATCCTTAAGGATTTGTCGCCAGAAGATTTACAAGATCTGAAGAAAGGTCCAACGTCTCCTGCTATGAAGAAAGCTATTGATGCGGAGCTCGCATCACGTAAGAATAGACCGCTGACGAAAGATGAGATAGAAAAAGCAAAGGGATTTGTTGAAGATTGGTTCAAGACATTTAAGCAAGACCTAAGCAAGAGTGCTAAAGCTAACAAGCGCTCCGTCAAACAAGAGATTGAGGCGCTCAAGAAAGATCTTCAAGGTCAAATTAAGAAGGGAGAGATTGACGCGTTCCAAGCTAACGTGGCACGTCGCATGTTGCTCAAGCTTGAGGAACTTGAAGGATTGATCGCAAAACGCGAGGGCAAAAAATTACCCATTCCAAAAAAATCCAAGCCCAAGACTAGTACTAGTAAAGATACTATTATTAAAGGGGACAAGCCATTTAAGTTCTCAGACATGGCAGGGGAGAAAATACCACCAGATGAGCCGGGTGTTGTTAGCGATCCTAAAGTAATGAAAAGTGCCGCAGGATACTATGTAGGGACTGATTTTACACACCCAGACGGATTTGTGGAGCCCAATACACGTGACTCGGGTTACTTCAAAACAAAAGAAGCTGCTGAAAAACATTTGAAAGAAGCGTTTGGAGTACCCGCAGAACAGCCCAAAATATCTAAGAGCGATCTTATCCGGAGAGCAAAGAATGTTCTAGGACGTTTCAACAAACTTCCTGATGCTCTGAAAAATAAAAACAAGTTCATAGGTGAGACGTTACAAACGCTACTTGATAAAGGTATTACTGACAAAGCAGACGCATTGGATATAATTGACACGCAGCTAAAACACGTTAACGCGCTCGAAGCTAAAGCAAAGAAGCCGTTTACGTTTGAGGGACTTACTGCGGAAGAGGCAGCCAAAGCTGAAGAAGTAGGGAAAACTATAGAAGAAATAAAGAAACAACTTCCAAAAACTACTCCTGAGACAGATGACCTTCTTCAGATAGGAGCTGATTTTGATTCAGCTGCATCTGATTTGAAAGCACTCAATGATGCTGAACTTGCTAAATTTATTGAGCTGATGAAGAAAACAAAAAATCCGGAAGCTATTAATGCAGCTCTGAAAGAGCAGGCACGTCGTAAGAAAGTTCCTACTGCATTAGAAGAAGGTATCAAGAAACCAAAGAAGAAGTTCTCTCTTGCTGATCAAACTGAAGTTCCTGCGGAAGGATCCGGTAAATTCACGGTCACGAAAGATGGGAAACCGGTCGGAAGTCCACTCGCTACTCTTCAAGGAGCACAGTCTCAGGCGAACGCGCTTAACAAGCTTACCCCTGCGGATACGAAATACGAGGCACGTGAATTGACGAAAGAGGAGCTTGCCTCGAAGCAACAACAGGTTAAGAAACAAAAAGTTAAGAAGAAAAAAGCTGTTAAGGCTAAAAAAGAAAAGGTTCCTAAAAAAGCTGAGAAGACTCCTCTAGAAGAAGGCATTGAGAAAACTGTCGCTCCGCCAAGCAAAACTCCTGTCAGCTTGAGCCCTAAAGATGCCGATAAACTTCTAGGGAAAGAGGTCATTAAAGGTAAAAAGGTGACGCAAGGGGTTGTTGACGCGGTTAAGAACTTCCTTAAAGCTGAACGCAAGTCTAAGATGCTTACAAAAATGCTTGAGGGAGGTAAGACGCTCGAGACTGAAGCGAAACGTAAGGCTATGCAAAACTCACAGCTCGCGTTGGAAGATCTACGTGACACGATAAAAGAAGAAATGGGCGTGAAGTCAGATAACTTTGCGATCAAAGTTATTAACAAGATTCTGAATTATCTCCGTGATCTGCAGCCGGGTTTATCTATCTTTGACGTCGGAAAAAATAAGAAACCGATTGACGTCGGTCCATTCTTTAAAAAGATGAGTAAGATGATCAGCAAGAAGACGCGTGCGTTGCGTATGAAGAAGTTCAAAGTGGCACGTGAGAAAGCGTTCTCGTTGATCCTTAAGGAGAACATCAAGGACATCGTAAAGTCCGCTAAGGACATGGGCATATCCGTTGAGGAGTTCATCCTTGCTAACAAGAGCGCCTTCCCTAATGCGCCACGGTCACTGGCAAGTCTGCAGAACGCGTTACGTCGCACATTTGTAGACGTCCCAGTTGACGTAAAGAACCTGTCCAAAAACGACATAGTTCAGTTCAAACCAGCTATAACAACGGCTGGTAAGAAAGCCGGTGACGTAGGCGTCGTTGAGGAAGTAGGTAAGACTATTAAAGTAAGGTTCAAGAACGGGATAGCGGAGTATACCCCAGAAGAAGCTGCTAAGTTTTTACGTGAATCAGGGTCGGTGCTTAAGCTTAAGGACCTTCCTAGAAGAAAGCTCCCTAAAGTTGTAGCAGATATATTGGCGAAGAATCCAAAGCATCAGCAGCTTGCTGAGGTTGCTAATGCGGCTATTGAGGCTGCGCTTAAAGATCCTAAGAACCCTATTCTTCAGTTAGAAGCGACACAACTCACACAAAAATTAGTCCAAGCTTTGACTGAGAAGGTGATAGACGTCAATGATATTGCTTCCATAGCACGTGATCACGGACTCACGTCCGGGGAAATAATGCGAGAGCTCGTCGTCAGCCTACGAACTAAGTCAACAGAAGCTGGTGAAACACTAAACATTCTCTCTCAACTTCAGAAAAAACTGAAGCGAATCCTTAGCCCCGAGGAGCTCTCGCAGTTATTCCCTGAAGGAGAACCTGTCAAACTAACCCCCAACAAGCGGTTCATGTATCGTGTCGGGAACCATATAAATAAGACAGCTAACCTCTTCAAAGGGTTCCTTACCTCTCAATTCAAAACAGCAGCACGTAACGCATTTGTTCAGGGATCCGTGGCACTTGGCGAGTATATCAATCAACTTGCTATAACAGCATACCAAAAGATAAGCGGAACCGGAATACGTGGCAAAGAGTTCGCTGGAGTAGAGGCGTATAATGAAGCTGTGCAGGGAGCTCTTCATGATATTGTTTCTTTTGTGAGCAATCTTAGAAAGTTAAAGCTAGGAAGGGATAAGGAACGTGCGCTGCTGAAACTGCTCAACGAGTTTACTCTAGATAGGAAGAACTTGTTTGGTCAGCCGATACATGACGTTGTTGTTAACAAAGGTATCGTGAGGATCATTAACGCGGCGAACATCCTACAGGAGACAATGTACCGTACACTGTTTGTGGAAGCCGAGTTAGCTAAGTTCGCAAAGCAGCACGGTACATCATTGCAGGATATAAAGTTCTTTAGACAGCACGCTGACATCGTGTCAGAGAAAGTGGAAATAGCTCTCAAGAACACGTTTGCAAGCAATCTGCAGAACTCTATATTCGCTGGCGACCTCATAAAATTCTTACGTAAGTTCCCGGCTGTAGGCTTTATGGTTGGTAATCCTTTCTTAAGATTTATGTTCAATGCGTACGACATGATCATTCGTAAGAGCCCCATACCACTTACCAATTTCTTGAGCCCAGAGTATCAGAGAAAGATTCAAGGTCCTAATAACGAAGAGCAAGTGAAGACATTGGTGAACGCTTTACAAGGCACGTTGTTCTTAGCAGCTGCTATGGCACTCAGGTCTGACAAGCTTGCTGGTCCGAAGTTCTATCAGATAGACGTTACCCCTTGGGACAAAACGGATGACAAGTTCTGGGACACGCGTCCCTTTGCACCAATTCCTCAGTACCTATTTGCCGTCGAGCTAGCGAAGAACATGATGGGTAACAAGGAACAGACAACACTTACGTCCACTGACATGATACAGGCAGTCGTTTCCATATCACGTCTTGCTGGTACGGGATTGGTTGGTCTAGACATGCTACGCGCAGAGCCATTTAAGGAGAAGCAATCGCCAGAGCAGTCAAGAAAACGGCTTAGCCGTATGGCGCTCAGCTTTGCTGGTCAGATACTTTCTGCTCCGACGGTACCGTTATCACAGTTCCAAGATATTATAGGCGCATTTGATCCTGCAGAGAACACATACAAGAGCACGCAAACGAATCCGCTCTTTGGTCCGTCGATAAATAACATCCCGTGGCTAAAGAGAATGCTTCCTGATCTACAGCAGGTAGGAAGGTCTAAACCACAGCAACCTAGCAGGATGGAAGGGTTGGTAGAGTTCGGTACAGGGTTCCGTATCCAACGCGTTACGGAGTTCGAGCAGGTGCTTGCGAGACACGGGCTGAGCGGTGTTCGTCCGGGAACGGGAGACCCTGCGCTTGACCAACGTATCATTGGTGAGATGAACTCTGAAGAAGCGCAGAAAGTATTCCGAACATTGATCAACGATCCTCTGTTTAAGAATGAAACAGACCGTAAGGTAAAGAGAGACATGCTGGCTCAGTGGATGAGCACAGCATTTAAAGAGGCTAAGGAAGGATTAATGGCGCTTGACCAAGAGTCGTCTGAGTTCTTAATTGAAAGGAAAATAGAACGTAAGATGACTGCGTTCAACAAGAAGTTTGCGGATAAGCTGATGGACATGACGCTTAAGTTGCTAGAGAAGAGGAAGGACACCACATTTAGTCGGGGAAAACAAAAGGTTCTTTCTCAGCCCAATTTGAAGTAGTGCTCTCTACATTTACTAAAATAGGAACGCGAAATGAAGTACGATCCTCCATCAACTCAACGATTGACCGCACGAGATGTTGTTCATCTTTATGAATTTCAATCACGAGTTCATCGTGTATGGTCAAAAGTACGTTGGATTTTTTATCTTCTAACAGCTTGGCTATTTGTATCATTGATTTTTTTATTATGCCTGCTGCACAACCCTGTATTAGATAGTTCACACCTTTATACGTCTCCCCCCGAGGACACGTATACCGTCTACCAAATATATCGGTAACATACCCCTTGTCTAAGATCTTCTGTGGCACGCGCCACGTGAACGTCCGCACTTTCTGATAGGTCGCGTAATATTTGTTGATATACTCCCTAGCCTGAGTGTAGGTCATATTGAACTCAGGGTATTGTCGATTGACCATCTCACAGAACTTCTTTGGTCCCATACCATAGATGATGCCAAAGTTAATGTTCTTGCTGAGGTTACGTTTTTGCTTTGTGACTTCTCCAAACACAGCCTTACACGTAATAGAGTGTAGGTCGTTATCCGTCTTGTTATACTCCTCGATCATCTTAGGTTCCTGAGAGTAGTGAGCAAGGATGCGCAACTCGATTTGACTGTAATCAAAATAAAAATTGGTATAATCAGGACGACATATAAAAGCACGACGCACATCAACACGAGCGCTTCTAGGAATATTCTGTAAATTCGGCTTGCTGCAACTGAAACGACCTGTTCGTGCGCCTGTTTGATGGAAGTCGCAATGAATGACATTATTTTCATCAGCTTTCTCCTGTAATGCTTCTAAGTAAGTAGTTTTTATTTTCTCTAGGTCTCTCTTCTCTATTATAAGCGGAATGAGCGGATGATCGTACTTGCTGAGGTTCCACTCATCAAACGCAGGGTTGCCTTTCTCTGTAACGTAATCGCATTTAAGCCCGCAGTCAGTGAATAGATACTCTGCCAGTTGTTTCGGTGATCGCACGTTTATTCCTTTATGGTCTTCTTTGATTGTTCGTGTGATCTCCGCAAGCCTTTTATTAATTTGTTGAACGTTCTCTTTACAGAAAGCTGTATCAACGAGCACCCCTCTTTGCTGCATAGAAATAAGACATTTGAGGAGGTCCATTTCTGTCCTGTAAATCGGTTCCTGCATAACTCCTTTTTGACGGTAGAACTTAAAGAGCTCCATGGTAATGAGAGCATCCTTTCTGGCATAAGGCTCGATGAGCTCTCTAGGTATGTCTGCATAGCTAGAGAGTTTATGTTTACGCATGTAAGTTTTAATGGTTTCTTCTTCGTCATTATCCACCCCCAAGTATTTCTTAGCTAAGTCTTTGAGTTTGTTCGTCTGCTCGTCGGAGTTATAGATATGGCTCATGATCATTGTATCGTGCACCGTGCCCTTGACCGTCATGCCATAGCGTTTGAGCATCTGAATATCGAACTTAGCGTTGTGGTACACAGTCTCGTTCTTACTGTTTATCAATTTCAAGTCTAGCGGAACGAGATCGTCTTCCCCTATTGCTATATACTCCGTGTTACCTTTGGTATCACACGTTGTGATCGCGAACGGCTTGTCTCCCTTGTACGGGTCCAGTCCAGTTGTTTCGGTATCAACGGCAAGTATCATTAGACCTCCTTCATAAATAGAACGACTATATTAAGTCCTGCGGCAAACATCCAGTACAACGCATGTAAAGGTTGTCTGTGAAACGCATACACTATCCCAGCCCACAAGCTTAGTGAAATAATAAGGACTGGAAAGATGTTCATCATTGGTAGTTTATCCCACATCTTTTACCTCCCAATTTTTAATTGGTATGAATAATTTCTCTTCTCCTGCTGACGTCGTACGCTGGAACCCTTTAACCAACGCTTTCTCGACGGGAATTGTATACGTTGCTTCTTCTGTAACGTATTTTAATTCTTTGTACCTATTGATGTCATGTTCAGAGAGATTAAACGACCATGCGTCGCAGAACCGAACACGTGCGCTTTCCTTCTCGCGCTTACAATAGGTCTCGCCTTCTACCCAGTCATTCATTAAAAATCCTCCTTAAACTTTTTCTCATCTTTAGGCTTCGCGATGTATTCTTTCAGGATGTTTAAGAACGCAGGCGTCTTAACATAATACGTGTGCCGTTTGCTGATACATCCATTTTTGAGAAGCTTTGCGATGTGCATCTTTGCCTCGTCGTACTGCTCACCTGCGCACTCTTCGAAAAACTTTACCGTGATCTGGTACCCGTAGAGCAACTGATAGGCAATATGATCGCCCCACTTTATCAACATCTCCATTACCTCTTTTGGGTTTGCGATCTGTTCCGAAGACCGCTTGATGCGGGAGAACATATCGAACCCAAAGTGAGGCGTATCATATTGCTCTTGCAAGAACAGGTAGATATATTCTACGTGTTCCGGGGTGACAACCACTCGTTCTCCTGACGAGTCGCAAGAAAAAAGTCGGCAAGCCAGAGCGACGGACAACCTCGCCAGTTTGATCTTTTGCTCCATTGAATTAACTATTGGACAGTCAGATGAGTATTTCTTACCCATCTCTTTACCTAGTTCGAAGCACGCATCGAGTGTGGCAGACTCCACTCGCACTTGGTCAGGTGATCTGCTCCAAGCCCACAACACTAAGTTATGGCAGAGGTCAGAAGTGTACCTATGCTCGACGGCAGGCTGTCTCCTCTCATCAGCATCGTCTTCCGTAACCTCTCCCTTATCCAATATAAGCGCAAAATCAAACCGAGCGATGTCCTCCGGCTTGCCTATAAGCGTTTTTATAAGCCTAGGTCCTGATCCGACATTATTAATAGAACCGTCTTGCCTAGGGTTAGACAGCCAAACCAAACGGGTTTTGGCATTCGTTCGTTCAGTTTGGATTTTAGTAATTTCAGCGATTCCGGAACTCCGCAGGTCGGACATTGTGGCGATGTCGTCCGTAGACAATCCACAAACCTCATCGATAACAAGAAGTCGTCCGTTGTTAAGTGGTATTCTTCCCCATGAAATTCTCCAACGATTGCGTATTGCCTGGACGCCTCCGACCAACCCTGCAATAGTAGTGTTTTCACCGCTCGACCGAGCTCCGAGACGGTAGTGGCGGAGTAAGTTTTTTGCAGTTTCAGATTTACCACAGCGCGTGTCTCCTATAATTAAGCATTCCGGATATCCCTTGTCCAGAACCCGCTTTCCGAAATAGAAACGGAGTGGACTATGAAAGATCAAGTCGATCGCCAAATGTAAATTCTGTCTATTGTATATATGTGTTACATTTGTGCTGAGGTCTGCATAGATGTCGTCGAGCTTTTCTTTGATTGACATTGAAATATCTCCAGTTCTTCTTTAATATCGTCAGTCATTTCGAACTCCTCTATAGAGGTGTCCGCATACTTCACCTTGTAGCCTAAGTGGACAAGTGACTGGTCCTTTGGGCTAGGGATAGCTAACGTTTCAATCTCGTAATCCGTGTTCGCTAGCAAGGTCTTCCCTAAAAAATAAAGCTCGCGCTCTACGTAGGTTTGGTTCTGTGTCGCTTCGTCATACCCTATGTCATCGATCGCAGGGATAACGGACACCCTAGATATAGATTGGTGCTCCGGCTCCGTGTACTTGTACTTCTTACACGACGGGATAGCAAAAATATCTTTAATAATACGGGTACGTTCTACCGTCCCACACTCAATAAGGTCTAGGATACGCGGTGTTGTTTCGGATATCATTACATCAGAACATCCTCCGTGATCACCGACACGACACCCGAGACACGTGTTACCGTTGTCTATGTTACAGGACACGTTCATACATTTTGGTATTATGAAAGGAGAAGACTCCGTGCCTATAACACGCACCTTTGTCCGCGTGCGCTTATAAAAAAGGCGACGCTTATCTATTTGATCTAACGTCGCATCGAATATCTCATCACCCACATTTACGACAGCGTCTGACTCAGGAGAGTATGTGTCTCCTTTTTCGACGAGCTTCATGAAATCTTGTACTGTATTGCCTGCTTTAATATAATCGGTGAAGTCCGCCCCTTTCTCATCGAGATCAAGATTGACCACCCTAACAAGCTTTGCTATATGAATAAGCGTCTTAGCGGCTTTCTCAGCGCCTTCCGTACCTGCTTTATCTCTGTCGTAACAGAAGAACACACGCTTTCCTGCGAGCACCAGCTTCCACTCTGTCTTCCAGCTTCCCGCTCCTCCAGTACTCGTGACCGCATGCAACCCTAATTGATTAGCTAGGATGCAGTCTTTCTCCCCTTCCATAATAAACACGTCCTGTTCATCTGATCGCGCGTTCTCTATAGGGAAGAGAGAAACAGTCCCAAACCCTGCTACACTTGTGTACTTATTGTTCTTACTAAACGGGGAATACATACGAATGTTGAGGATAACACCGTCTTCTTTTATGGGGATCCAAACTCTTCCAGTATTCTCGTCATATCCAATGTCATACTTGCGGATGGTCTCCTCTGTCCATAAACATTTCTCTTTGATTTTGTCTAATATCTTCTTGGATGACAGTAAGAACTCTCGTCTCTCATCGATATGCTCCTGTGTGTACGGGAAATTTTTAACAGCGCGTCGCTTTCGTGTAGGATACGCTTTCTTAAAGTCCTCATCAAGGCGACTCTTTGCTTCAGAAACGGGGATATCATCAAGCACAGCCACAAAATGCTGGATGTTCCCTCCCTTGTATAACTTACACGTAGGGACGAAGCACTTGTAAAGTCCCGTGGACAGGTTAATACTGAAAGACGGGCTCGTATCTCCATGCGCAGGGCACGGTATCCGTAGCTCACCACTGGATACCGTGCCTTTAGCTTCATCGAGATAACGTGATATTACGTTACGGATGAATGTTGGGGAATACATTTAGAAGTCTTCTCCCTCTTCGGCTTCTACTTTATTACTTTGTTGTCCTTCAACCTCGAAGTTCAAGTCACGTGTCGCAAACGTATTGTATAACTGCTCTGCAACAGCGACGTCTTCAGGGTTGGTCTTACCAGCTTCGTCAACATCAAACACGTACCACGTGCCCATGTTGTTCGTTCGCTGGAGAGATGACAGCTTGTACTTATTCAACCACATGTCCTGCCCCGTCATCTTACAAAGTGTATAGAGCTTTTTACCCACGTTATAATTTGTCATAGCAAAGCTGAGTACGATAGGAAGCGTTTGTCCTTCTAGCAACACCAAGAAGTTCATGTATGCCGTACATGTGGGTTTCTCCCCATGCGGACCCCACCTAGTATCCTCAAGAACTCGTGGGTCATTTCGATCTGTGGTTTGGTACTCGATACCTCCACCTTCATCTCGTGGAATCCACTTGATGTACTTCCTGTGCATTGCAATCGGAATGAAGATGTTTGTCGGGAGAGGCTGTTTACTAATTTGGTTAACAATTTCGCCCGCACGTCCTTTCCCTTGCTGCACTGACGGAGATAGACCTTGTAGGAGTTCGATACGTGGCAATAAAAGATCGCTAGTGTCTTCATTTTCAAACCCCCTTGGCGCTGTTGCAGGTTTTGCTACGGCTTGTGTTTCTTTTTTTACTACGCTTTTGTCTGTTTTTCCCTTTGTCATTTCTTTACCCTCTTATTGTTATGTTGTTTTTAACGAACGTCTTGATCCCGGGAGGTAGTTCTTCTCCGTTCTCAAGCTTCTCCTTATAATACCCGTGAACCTTTTTGGAGTGGACTGCTTTAACGACGTCCAAGTCATCGTTCTCGTTCATCCACGCTTCAAAGATTTCAGGGTTCTCTATGGAATAGGTCTTCGTACTGGTGAGCGAGCACGTCCCTATAGAGCCTACTTTAACTTGTGACTGATCAGTTTCCTGCATATACTCTACCAAATCGTACACAAGCTTAGCAATGCTTTCGTTGATGTCCTTGACCTTGTCCTCCATGATACGTTTGGCGGAACGCAGGTTCTTTAAGTCTTCCAGTCCAATAAGGAATGCTTTATGGTCTAGCATGCCACCTCCTTCACTTTATTGTACTTGTGTAGTAAAAAGTCTCCGAGATTGTCAAACACCGGCTCGGGTTCCGGTTCTGTCGTGTACGAATACCACGCTGTCGACGATGTGTACAAATCATTCAACGTGGAACTCGTGATTTGGTCAGCTTCGTCAAACCAACACAGATTTGGAAAAGCACAAGTTGCCATTACATACCTCCTCCCCATATAAAGTGGTACCCCAGCGCCATCATTCCTGCGATCATGATAATTGACAGCACTACACGCTTCCACATAGGCTGTGCCCATACGTTACCTGATAGAGTTTTGCCCGTGATTTTCTTACACACGAGTTCTGCAATACCAAAGATAACGATCCAGATGGACAGGAAGATACCCTGTGGTATCATGCCTGTTGCAAAACAAAAGATAGGTGCTGCCAGCTGGACCAGCGTGAGTACCCATTCGTTTGGTTTCATTTTACACCTCCTTATAAGCAAGGGGATTCACCTGCTTCCACCTCTCCATTTCTTGATGAGGTTGTCTATCTGTGATTTTCTAATTAGTGCATCGTGACCATATTTATAATCGTTAATTTCAAATTCTAATGTTCCAATTTCTTCCAACTCATCAGCACATTGGGATTTGATAAAATCTTCAAACTTATCAAGTCCATCAATTTTTGCCATATTAGGTTTCATCAGGTGTCTCCTCCTCAATAGGCTCTGCGTCCGCAATCCTCTTACGAAGACCTACCATGTAAAGCGCGTCAGCACCTTTGATTGTACAAGTATCTAAGATACTCATGAGGTTGTCCTTATCATCCTTTGTAATTACGAGATTGTATTTAGGCATAGCGCCTCCTTTCTTATAATGCCTCAATGATGTCGCCGACAATCATATTGGCTAGGTTTTCTTTCTTCCTTAAAGCTCTGTGTATTGCCAAGTCTATCGTGTTACGTGCCAAGAGGTCAATGTACGTGACGTTGTTCTCTTGTCCTATTCGGTGCAACCTGTCTTCGCACTGCACCCTGTCTCCGTAAGAGTAAGAATTTGACATAAATATGCAGTAATGTCCGGAGGTAAGATTGATTCCCATTCCTGTAGTTTGCGTCTGTCCGATAAAACACCGAGTATCTGGATCATTATTAAATTGTTTAACTCGGTCGATTCTCTCAGTACTCTCACCATGCACCGTAACATGGCTAATCCCAGCCCGTCTAAAGGCTTCTTCCACCATCTTGATTTCCCGTCGGAATCTACAAAAAAGAACCACTTTCCTATTGCTGTCAAGGTTGCTAATGAAATCAACAACCCAATCAATCTTAGGGTTAACTTTAAACGCATGCTCTATGCCCTCCGTATCTTTGGTAAATCCTGCTGTGATTTGGCTAAACCTCATCAATCGCGTGAGGATCGTGGGAGCCATCACAGTCACGTCTTTATACTCGAAGATAAACTCCTCCTTCAGCTTTTGGTATGCCTTGTGTTGTTCAGGTGGAAGGTCAACCTTAATGACCTGATACAGCTTTGACGGTAAGTCAAGGCACTCTTCCTTCGTCTTACGGATCGCGCACGCGAACACGCGTAGCTTAAAGTCGTGCATGTTACGCCACCCCACTGCCTGCTTGTTCATGTACCCACCCATGACCGCGTACCGTGCCCGGAAACGATAATAGTTCACGCCAAAGATAGTCGGGTCAAGGATTTTGTATTGTGCGAATAGGTCTAGGGGAGAATTCATTACGGGTGTGCCGGTCATGATGATCCTGCGCTTACACGTACGTGCGATCTCAACGCAGGCTTTAGACTGTTGGCTCTTGGGGTTCTTAACAGCCGTGCTCTCATCTAGCGCGAGGTAGTCATAGCCGATCGCGGAGAGCTCTCTGTACAACTTGCGCGTGGCTTCATAGTTTATGACGTGTACATCAGCTGGCTTCTTGATGAGCGCGAGCTTCTGCTCTGGAGTGCCTGTGATTAGGACATAAGAGAGGTCGGAGTGCTTCTCAATTTCGTCAGCCCAATTCTCTACGAGTGTATTCGGGCAAATTACGAGGGATTTGAAACCTTCGGTGTGGTTAAAGGAGAATACGTCGAGGACAATTTTGCTTTTGCCTAGACCAGGCTCAGCAAACAACCCGTAGTACGGAGCATGCTTCATCTTATCGAAGCACTCCTGCTGATGCTTGAACGGTTTTGTTTTCATCTTAAAGGTCGTGTTCATGGTGTCTCATTCTGTCTAGTAGGTGTGGTAGTAAATCTTTGAAGGGGTACGCAGTTTGCCCCAATCCCCACAACCTGCTCTTATTAGAGTAGGTGATAATTGCCGCGTACCCCGTGTTTTTAATGATGTCCTTCAATGTGAATACCTGCAACTCTGTGGGTTTTCCATAGTCTACCTTCATTTCGATCCCTATGAAGCGCCCTAAGTAGCACCCGATTATGTCAGGCACTCCTGCCTTAAACCTATCTGAAGCTTTCCAAAAATGTCCGTGTTCCTTAAGACTTCTTAGAAGCTTTGTTGTCGCTTGGCTTTCGTTCATCTTTAGTCCTATATTGAAGTCCTTGAAGGTGTGCCTTGATACGGTTGAACTCTTCTTGCGTGATTTCGTGCCCTACTCTATATGCTAGGCTCGTACCACCGATAAACCAAAAGCTTACTGTGTCAGCCGTTCCGTACTCCTCATAGTCTTTAGCCGTGAGGGTATGTGCAGGCTTCTCTTTAGACTCTTCCTTAATACGCTTCTGTGGTACGTCATGCTCGACAGCTAGGGATAGAGTCATAGATAGGTTAACGTTGATCCCTTCTCGTATCTTCAATAAGACTGGTGCGTTGATGTGTAACATGCTTCCTCCCGTGATTTAGAGTTTATCTATGAATTGGTAGTCACATTTAGACGCGCCTATGCTTCTCATCAGCTTGCGCATGACCTTTAAGCAACTATTCTTCTGTGTGTACGTTTCGCTTGTTAGCAAAATCTTGTAGTTACGCGAACGTATGCGCCACCAAAAATAGACTTTGTTGCGCGCATTTTTCGCACGGAACAGCTCGAAATGGTAGTCCATGATTTGTCCTTTCTTGCCACGTGATAAAGTTTTCTTTTGCTTGTGATTTACTTCGGGTTGGATTTTTGTGTGGGTGTGCATAAGTTCGTTATCCTTTTTGGTAGGATATATAATACTCCTTTATGCGTGTTTGTCAATAATTATTTTTTGACGTGGAATGTCGTCGAGACAGGCAGGGGCTCTCCTTTCGCTACTGCGCGTCTTATTTTGTCAAGCTTGGTTACTTTCTCAACTAACTTCTTACGTTTGTGGTTGCGTACCCACTCTCTTTGCTTTGCTTTCTTTTCCATTTTAGCGCGTTGCTCTCGTCTACGTCGGTACTTGTCACGGTTTAGCTTGATACATCTAGCGCACTGCACACACCCTTCCTTTACATATGCGCGTAAGCACTGTGTACATATGCCTTTGGTCTTGGCGTAATCAGTTATAACGCGTCGGATTTTGTTTATTTTGGGCATCTTCAAGCCTCCTTACACGTTCTTCAAGGTTATTTAAGCGTTCTCCCATCTGTGCAAATACCTCAATGACCTTCTCTAACATATCCCCTATGCGCTTATGTGCGTCTATTATGCTCATTCTATACCCCTTTCGCGATCACGTAGCTCTTCATAATCGGTGTACTGGCAGTCCGATAACATAACGACCGTGTCGCGTATCTCATCAGGACACTCTTCTTCCTGACACCGTTCGATAGCCTTTTCACAAGCTGTATCTTCATCATCTGCTTCGACCTCATAACGTACTGTGTTCTCAAACATAACCTTTATGTCATAGACTGCCATAGTACACCTCCTGTTTAACCCTTGCTACAAACAACTACACGGGTTTCTACGGTTTGTATATCACAAGTGTAAGCATCAGCACTCACACTCCTTATGAGACTTGCCACGTCTCCCTCTGCGTCAGTTAATCCTAACACGTTCGTCTTTTTACGCAAGTCGTTATCTGCAGGTGTGATATCCTTCTTTGTGCGTTGGAACTTCCCTGCACTCTTGCCATTACGTAAAGTGATATACCTAAACGTCACTTTACTAGGGTCAGCACCGATTGCCTTACATATAAGACGCGTGTTGCGCTTAATTGTTTCAGGCGTTGTTTGGTCAAACGTAATCGCGCCGCGAAAGTCTACTTCACGTTCGGAATACATTGACATACCTAATCGTTTCAGCTTATTAGGTATCGGCAAACGCTTTCTGTTAGAGTAATGATTGATGTCTAACTGCGCGCCAATGATTTCTACCTTCTTTGGTAACGCGTCAAGCACCTCATTGACTAGCACACCATCAAGGCAGTACTGCGTTTTAGCTACTTCTTTCTTCGCCAACTTCTTTGTTCCCGTTTTTCCCATTTGTTTCCTCCTTTTCTACGTACAACTCGGTTAGGTGCGCGACTGTGTGCTTTAACTGTACCTTCGTGCCACAATCGTCGCACTCGTGAATCGTGATTAAGTCTAGGTCGTTGCCTACGTCGATAATTGAGTGACAATCAGGACACTCTATCGACGACGTATCTACATACGTGTCTACATAAACCCATTGAACTCGCATAAGCTGTGTCCTCTCTAAAGGCAGAACGCGCTACCCAAAGGGGTTTCTGAAAGAGTAGCGCGTAAGTGTTCTGCCATACGTTTATACAACCCCTTTGGCACGTAACAAACTTCTTGATACACGGCAAGGTCTAAACCAACCTAGTTCCCAACGTTTGACACTCATTAAACCAACGTCAAGCCAGTCAGCATATTCCTGACGTGTCATACCACGTTCACGTCTATCGTTGCGAACAGCCTCACGCCAGTTTATCTGTCTTGCTAGTTGTCGGTTTAGTGTTGATGTATTCCACGACATCGCGTTCCTCCTTTCCTGAAGTATCGACCACGTCGAACGAGAACACTTCTCCTTCCGTCGGGTCTAGGGTTTGGATAGAGTTCTTGAAGATACGCGTTGCTTCTTCTTCGCTAGACGCTTCAATGAACTCCTCATAATGCAAGTACTCCTCATAGTTAACGCGAAACAGCTTCACACTCACCTCCTATGTTGTATTTACGCACGAGAAAGTCGCCCAAGTTATTCTCACGTTGTGCTGCGTAACGCGCGTAGGAACTCAATGGCTTTCGCCGTAGTACCTGTAATTTATCTTCCCACATATCTCCGTCTATCTGCGTGTCAATGTAGTAATGCTCATAGACAACATCATCAATGCTCTTACACGCAGCCCAACCACGCACATATCTGCGAACTTTGTTAGGCTTGTACAACGCTGTTCCGTCGTGAAACGCCCTGAATATCCAATCAGGTACAGTGTCACGTTGCCACCTAGCTCTTCTTGACTGATACGCAACCATCTCATACCCGATACAAGGTCTATTCCAGTACTGCTGGTCATCTGTATGAGGCTCGTACATACGCCCAAACGTAAGTTTACCTTGTGTCCTCGCCCAGTAACTAACGTGGGTTTGAGTAATGATACGTTTCTCTAACAAGTTTGCGTAACTAAAGTTTCCTCTGTTAGTCGGCATACCACCCTCCTTTCTCTAGGTCAAACGCGTGCTTCTTACGTTTACCTTTGAAAGCACTTTCTACTAATCCACCCGTACAGAAGTTGCTGTTATGTCCGAAGTTGCTGTTATGTCCATAGCCACCAAAGTACTGGTACGTTGTCTTCTCAATGTTCTTGACACCACGTACGTTCTCGACGGGTTGAATAACAGGCAAGTCACGTACTATATCAGCGTCGAGAAACTTAACCATACCACACGGCAAAGTAGTTGCTCGCACACCTACAAAGTCACCATCATTGTTAACGACAATGTTGTTCTTTATAGGTGATGTGTTCGCGCAGTCGTGGTCAGTCGTGCTGAAGTATGCTTTCATACTTCCGTGTGAGTGAACGCCTATCACGATACCCATACTGCGTATCCGTTCTAGGTCAAAGCACTCGTTGTTCGTTACTGAAGCAGTTGATACCTCTTGCTTGGGTATGTAGTAGTCGTTTGCGTAGACCACGTTACCTTCGCGTTCCTCGCCTATGAGTAACATCTGCCACTCGCTCTGTACATCTTCACAGAGCTTGTCAATAACGGCAAATATCTCGTCGGAGAGTATGAACGTAGCACGTGTATCTTCGCAGTAACTGCACTCATCTGCTTCGTCTACCTTCTTGTTGTTAGACCAAGTAGTCATATTATGCACCTCCTTGCGTTAGTAATTGTTTGACGTCTACGTTCACGTCTTTAGCGCCTAGATACGCGCTGAATATACCAAACCCTGCAGCGAGTGCAGAGCTTACTGCGTTAGCATTAGTTTGACGATATCCGGGTGTATACGTGTCAGGCAACTGCCACGTGTTCATATCAGGATAGCTACCCACCTTGAAGCCGTCGTAACCCATCTTCCTATACCTAATGCTTTGTACGTTCCTATCACAACGCATTTTAGCAACATACGCGCTTATCTTCTGCTGGATACGTGCGTCATCAGTTGTATCCCATACGTTAAGCGTGTATCTATCGGATGAGTAATAGTACGTCCTATTGTTCGCTGTCAGCTTGTTAGAAAACTCTCCAAGCAAGCCTAGCGTGTCTTCTGTTATGTGCGTTGTCATACACGTTACAATGGTGTCAGGTCGCATAGTTCTTATAAGCCTACGTAACGCGACTGCTTTGTTGATACCTATCCACGTTTGTGGAACTGGTAGACGTGACAGATTAGAAGCATCTATCTTATCCCCGTCCATAAGCACTAGGTAACGCGCTTGTATCATCACAAGCATAACGCCTAGCCAGAAGCCTATACCACCACACCCGATAATAATGTGTCGTTCGTGTTCTTGATTAAGTCCAAGCTCTTGCGCCATCAACGCCTGTCGGCTCTCATCTACGAGTGTTATACGCTCCATACGTTATCACTCCTTTCATTTATGCTAATGATTTTATCACGCGTATACAAACTGCGTAATGGGTAATCCATATCTCCTATGTGTACTGTTTGATTAGCAGGACTCATAAGGTTTACCCTATTCATCTCACGTTCCAAGTCTTCATCTGACAAGCGCCAGAACGCTTCACCTGTGCTGTTACCTGTACACACATCACCACTACCAAATGTGTGAAACGTGCGAAACAACGGCGTAAACAGCTTCTTGGTACGTGAGCAGTAGCCTACCAGTAGAGGTATGCTGAAGGAAGGCTTGATGTTAACGTGTAGCGTGCCACGTGGCAATTCCATTACGTTATCAACCACTTCTCTGAAGTACTCACGCACACCTTGAACTTGATTAGGCGAGTACGTGATAACGCGCAGTTCTAGGAAGTAGCCGTTGTGTTCCATAACAGGCTTACCGAACAAGCGTTGTGGTATTGTGATAGCGCCACGTCCGTCAAAGCTACGCACGTGTTCTATCTGTTTGTGCCAGTCCTCTTGCGCGTCACTTACAATGCCCTTGTTAAGCTGATCAACGTGTCGCGCGTGTCTTTGCTCGTACAACTCTTTAAGTTCTTCATTGATGTCAATGCTCTTTGCTTCAATGCGTTTGATCGCGTAATACGTGTCACCGATACGCATTATGTCGGTGTTCACGTCATACATCTCGGATTTCACTTTATCTTTCACGTGCAAACCCCTTTCGTTAGCCCCTAGGCTGAAACCTGTACATATCATATCAGCTTTAGGCTACGCTTCGGTGAATAGCCTCGGTACGTAGGGTATGTGTTTTACCTGCAGTTAACTAACGCGTGTGCGTGTTCGTTCAGCACGAACCAAGTGTCCACACCAGCTTGGTCAAGTGCTGCACTTACGCGCAACGTGTTCAAGTTAACCTGATCAGGTAGGTCTTCCAGTTTACCCACAACGTTCCCGTTGTAGTACACCTTGAAGCTGTTACCTATGCCCTGCTCTTCGGCTTGACGTGCTATCCAAGCCCCTGCCTCTGCGCGAGAGACCGTGTTGTTACTGGGTAATGAACTTGTGTCAAATGTGTTCATTGTGTCACCCCTTTCTTGTGTTACGCTCCCAGCGTATCGCTGGTCACGTTGTGTGTTAACACACGTGTCACCACCCTCTGTGATGACAATATCTTGCTTGTCAAACAGCTTGCCACAGTCAGTACACTCATACTGCGTGCCTGTATGGTCTAGCTCTAGGATAAAATGCTCACACGTATCACTCATCTACGATCACCTCCTCCCGTGATTTATTATATCTCTCTCCCTCCCGTATATATAAGGAAAGGCACTCACCTACACAACGTAGGCAAGTGCCTCGTGTTAGCCACAATTAGCAAACGTGAACGTATCGGTCTTTAGTATACGTCGTTCTATCTCGGTACTGCGTAATGAAAACGCGTGGTCACGTGTAAAGCGAACAGCATCACGTATCTCGTTAAATCTAACCTCGTGATAATCGCCGTACTCGTCATAATGCGTGGAATATCTGACAACGATAACACTTTTGAACATGATTTTCTCCCACGTGTAGTAAGTTAAAAAAAAACAAGTGCAAGGTGGACTATGCCACCTTGCACGTGTTACGTGTTACTGCCTCGGCTTTACGAACATTGTTAGCGCCATACGTACGCGATGTAATACTTCGCCTTTCGCGTTTTTAATCGAGCCACGTGGAAACGTCAAAATCGCATATAGTTCTTTGCCTGACTTTGTACTGACGCCCTCATTGAGCAGTTCTTCGAGCTTCGCCACAATACTCGCGTCTATCATTGATAGGTCAAATGTGGCGCGTGTTCCGTTCTGCTCATCTTCGCGTGGGAAAGTATAATTATTGACCTTCGCCTCGCTTTTGGTGGCTGTTTCGGGTACAGCCGTCATCTGTGAAAGTTTTAACATCAGAAACCCCTTTCGTATATACGCTTTATAGGCGCGTATTAAGCCAATGCTGGATTTTTTCCAGCCCCCAAAGTATGCCACAAGGCGCAAAATTTGTCAAGCAAAATGCCGTAAATCGTTGTGGCGCAACAGCTTACGAAATGCTCAAAACGGCACAAAACAAAATCTTGCCCAACCGACAGATGGACTGTCCCGGACACACCCGGACAAACCCTGACAAACCCTGACACCTCGAGTAGTCTTATAATGATACGTAACACGTGACACGTGAAAAAAAAAAAAAACGTGTAGAAATTTTCTTACTAAAAAAACTTTAATCCTAGTAATTATTACGCGCCACGAGAAACGGGGGTAATAATTATTATTAAAACTAAAAAAGAAAAAATTTTTTATATGTCTTTTTTTTTTTTTTTCTTCTCTCCTAGAAATACGCGTAAGTGTATGCGCGCGCGCGTGTTACGTGAAACGTGCCACACCCCCCACCTATTAGAACTCGTAAGCCGTGACCCGTAGCGTTGTC